TGATTGGCTCGCCAAGCCTCGAAACAATGCCGGAGGCCGTGCGCGACTTAATGCGCGACTTACTCGAAGGCCGTGTTCGCCAATATGCGATTGTGGCCGAGCTAGATGATGGGAATATCGGCGTAGGTTTCCACGTAGTCAACGAACAAGACCTGAATGTTTACACAATGCTTGGCGCTATTGAGACATTGAAGCGCGATTACATGGACATGGAAGTGCCTGGCATTCTAGACGTATACCAAGACATGCAAGACCAAGGGGAAGAAGATGGAACAGAATAATAATCAAACATTGGGCGAGTGGCTGAAAGAGCTAATGGATAATCCGCCAGCCCCAAATGAGTTTCTGATTGAGCGATTCCGCGAATATCAGTCCAGGAAGATGGAAGACAAAGGTTCCGCGTCAATCTTTGAATTGGGGATTAATCATGTCGCTGAAGGTGAATGAGCCAACAGACGCAGTCAAGGCCATGCAGCCAGCCATTGATAAGATGGCGGCGCTTGTCGGCGGCACAGAGGCTATGCGTGCTGCTGGGCGTAAATACCTGCCACAATTCCCGCTTGAAGCTGACGAAGATTACGCTTTCCGTCTGCAAACCTCCACGTTATACAACGCGACTGGCTGGACGATTGGCAATTTGGCGGGGAAGCCTTTTAGCGAGGCCGTGACCGTCACTGATGCCAATGAGGCTATAGATGGGTGGCTAGAGAATATAGACCTATGCGGCCATGACATTACCAACTTTGCGCATCTGCTATTTTTTAGCGGACTGAGCGATGGATTAACGCATGTCATGATTGATTTCCAAGTCACGCTCGATACTGATGGCAATCCAATTTACCGAACCCGGGCACAAGAGAAAGAGGCGGGTTTGCGGCCTTATGCAGTGCATATCAAGCAATCGCAAATTCTTGGATGGATCACCGAAAATCAGAATGGCTATGAAAAGCTGGTTCAACTTCGGTTCATGGAATGCGAATACGATCAAGATGGCGACTGGGGCGTGAAAGAAGTGCCACAAGTCCGCGTGCTGTTACCTGGTGCATGGCAGAAGTGGCGCAAGAAGCAAGACGGCGATGAAACTTGGTATTTGTATGAGGAGGGGCCGACATCGCTGGATTTCATCCCATTCGTGACTTATTACACGCGTCGAACCGGCTTCATGACCGCTATGCCGCCGTTAGAAGACCTGGCTGACCTGAATATCAAGCACTGGCAGTCACAGAGCGATCAAGACAGCCTGCTGCATACTGCCCGCGTGCCTATCCTGGCGCGCATTGGATTGCAGGATGACCCGGAGACTCAAGCCAAGATCGGCAAGAGCATCCATGACCTGCCGGCAGGCGCAGATATGAAGTATGTAGAGCATTCCGGCGCTGCAATCGGCTCTGGCCGCGATTCGCTGCAAGACCTCAAAGAAGATATGCGCTCAATGGGCGCTGAACTGCTCGTACTCCAGCCTGGCGACCGATCAGCCACTGGCGAGGCGCTTGATTCGGCCAAATCACAAAGTCAGCTTCAGCAAATGGCAACTAACCTAGGCGATTTTCTGGATGAAGTGCTAGACATCATGGCCCGTTGGGCGAATGTCCAGCCAGGTGCGCATGCGAAGGTATTCAACAATTTCACGGCGGTATTGGCGAATGAATCGAACGTGCTGCAAATCACTCAGGCCATTATTGCCATGAAATCGGCAGGGTTGCTGGATGACAAATCCGCGTTTGAGGAAATGCAGCGATATGGAATCATAAATGCTGATGTGAAATGGGAAGATGTCCAGGCGCTGATTGATATTCAGCCTCCGCTATTGATGCAGCAATCCAAGTCACCAGTACAGACGGATCCGCAGCAATGAAAAAATGGCCGCCTAAACCGTTTACTGGTGCATTCCTAAAGAAAGTTGAAGAATCGCGCAAGATGCTGGATAAACAGCCAGTGCCAATTGGTTTACCAATGGTAATTGATGGCGAATATATCTATGCCAAAGAATGGAATGCCAAAGAATGGCTAAAGAAGACTTATGGCCTCCGCTGAAGATGACGTAATCGCCCACGAGCTAATCATCCGTGCAATCCGGCTGAATAGATTCACGGCCAGCCAGCGGGCGCAGATATTCGAGCTAATGAAGGAAATGGAGGATGAGCTAATCCTTCAGCTTCAGCGCGCTGACCTGTCAGACATTGGGCGGCGCGACCGCGCCAACTTGCTCAGGCAGGCTAGGGAAGTCATCGACCAATACTACGGCGAGATAAGCGACACCGTAGGCAGCACGCTAACCGACCTAGGCCGCGCCGAAGCAAAGTTCATGGCCGATACCATCTCAAGCGCATTCCAGGCTCAGATAGCCGTTTCGCTGCCCACTGAGGGCTATTTCCAGTCATTGCTCAAAGACACGCTAATCCAAGGTGCGCCGAGTAAAGATTGGTGGGTTAGACAGGCTGGCGATACGGCGTTTAGATTTGCCAATGCCGTGCGCCAAGGTCTAGTCATGGCTGAGACTAATGACCAGATCATCAAGCGTGTGATGACGACTAATGGGCTGCTGGATGGTATACCACGGCGCAATGCAGCGGCCTTAGTGCAGACATCAGTTCAGCAAGTGGCATCTGACGCGCGGCGGGCAACTTTTGAACAGAATGACGATATAACTAAAGGCATTAGGCAATTGAGCACGTTAGATTCCAAAACTTCGCAAATTTGTGTTGCCTATTCTGGTGCGGAATGGGATAACGAGCGCAAGCCAATACGGCCAACGAAGCTACCATATAACAATGGTGTTCCTCGCCACTGGAACTGCCGCTCAACCGAAGTACCAATCACCAAGACATATAAAGAACTCGGTATTGACGCACCAGAAAAACCAGTGGGGCAAAGAGCCAGCCAAATAGGCCCAATCAGCGCAGATACAACAATGGCCGATTTCATCCGCATGCGTGGGCGAGGTTTTGCGGATGAATTGCTAGGAATTGGCAAGGCTGACTTATTCTTGAGCGGGAAAATCACACTGCAACAGCTATTAGATCAATCCGGTAGGCCATTAACGCTTGAAGAATTGCAAAAGCTTTATGATTGACTTATTATCCGTAATTATGCCTTACAAGCGGATGCTTTATGGCGTTCGGTTCGGATGAACCATTTAGGGGAAGTGTAAAATGCCTTGGAAACTTGGTGAAGATGGAAACGTTGTAACAGAAAACGGTATGCCTGTTTTTGTTAATAACGGCAAAGAATCGCCGTTCGATGGTGACGGCACAATTGCCACGATTAGTCGCCTTAATGGAGAGGCTAAATCACACCGCGAACGAGCTGAAGAATTTGAGCGTAAGTACAAGCCGTTCGAGGGAATTGATGACCCTGTAGCGGCACGTAAGGCGCTCGATACCGTTAAGAATCTGGACGACAAAAAGCTAGTAGATGCTGGCGAAGTCGAACGGGTTAAACAGGAAGTACTCAAGGCCGCTGAAGCTCAATGGTCGCCATTCAAGGCGAAATCTGAGCAACTACAGCAGCAATTGGATTCGCACCTAATTGGTGGCGCATTCAGCAAATCGGCGTTTATCGCCAAGAATTTCGCAGCCGAAGGCCCAGCAGGCGTGGAAATCGCCCAGGCTTTATTCGGCAGCCGCCTGAAGGTGGAAGATGGTCGCGTTGTTGGCTATGACTCTCAAGGCAATAAGCTTTATTCGCCTACTCGCCACGGCGAATTGGCGGATGCTGATGAGGCCATTGAAATCATGGTCAATCAGTATGCGCATAAAGACCACATCCTAAAGGGTAGTGGCGCGAGCGGGGGCGGGGCAGGCGGAGGCAAGCCTAGCGGTGGCGGTGGAGCTAAGAGCATGAGCCGCACGCAATATGAACAGCTTAGTCCGACCGAACAACGCTCGTTCGCTATTGGTGGCGGCAAGCTTACAGATTAAGCACTGGCAGCAAAGAAATACCCGTAGTAGATATGCCCGTGGCGGATGCCTTTCGGGTGGGTAGTTTAGGCTGGATGGCCGTTTAAGCATCGACTAAACAACTCATTTTGAAAGGTATCCATCATGGCAAACACCCTGACTTCGCTTATCCCGACCATGTACGAGGCGCTGGATATTGTATCCCGCGAACAAATCGGCATGATCCCTGCGGTATCGCGCAATTCCAGCGCCGAGCGCGCCGCGCTTAACCAAACCATTATGATCCCGATTGCTCCGGCTGTGACGCTGGGCAATAACACTGCCGCGCAGATTGCCCCGAACACCGGCGATCACACCATCGGCAATACCACGATGACCATCAGCAAGTCGAAGCATGCTCCGATTCGCTGGAATGGTGAGGAAACTCGCGGCCTGCTGAATGCCGGCACCTACGGCACCATTTTGCGCGATCAATTCGTTCAGGCGTTCCGTGCGCTTGGCAATGAAATTGAAACTGATCTATTCGATACCGGTCGCCAAAACGCATCGCGTGCCTATGGTACTGCTGCTACTGCCCCTTTTGGTACCGCTGCAGATTTGTCTGATATCGCTCAAGTCCGCAAGATTCTTGACGATAACGGCGCGGCGCAAACTGATCTGCAACTGGTGCTTGGTTCGGCTGCTGTGGCTAACCTGCGCGGTAAGCAATCTGTATTGTTCAAGGTCAACGAGTCAGGCACTGACGACTTGCTGCGCCGTGGCATGATCGGCCAGCTTGAGGGCATGGATGTTCACAACTCGAACAGTGTGACCGCAGTCACTAAAGGCACTGGTGCATCGTATACCACTGATACCGCTGGATACGCTGTTGGCGCTACCGCAATTACGCTGATTACCGGCACTGGCACCATCCTGGCGGGCGATACTATCACCTTCGCGGGCGATACCAATAAATACGTTGTCACTACCGCGCTGACTGGCGGTGTGGTAACGATTGGTGCGCCGGGCCTGCGTGTGGCGATTGCTGCGTCTGCTACCGCTGTAACCGTGGGCGCTACTGCAACGGCTAACCTTGCGTTCGCCCGCTCAGCCATCCAGCTGATTACCCGTACCCCGGCATTGCCGATTGGCCCAGATGGCCGCGCAATGGATATGGCTGACGACATGACCCAGTTGTTTGACCCGGTAACCGGCATTACTTACGAAGTTGCCGTGTACCGTGAGTTCTTGCAACTCGTCTACCATGTGCGCCTTGCATGGGGCTTCAAGGGCATCAAGCACGAGCATACTGCGGTCCTGTTGGGCTAACATAACGGCGGTCTTCGGGCCGCCGTTTCTCTATATATTCAGGAATACAAATGGATACTTGCCCGACTGTACATGTCGTTTCTGCTGATTCGCCAGATGGTTTCATCGTCATTAATGAATCTGATTTTGATGCTGGTGTGCATCAATTGTTTGGCGATGAAGAAAAGCCTAAACGTACCCGCAAGCCTAAAGAAGTGAGCGAGGAATAACCATGCCGAAGCCGCATAAGCAGATGAAAAAGCCTAAACAGGTTGAGCCTGTTTATAAGACGCCGGTCAAGAAAAAGAAGGGCAAATAATGCCTATCGGCGTTAGTGGGCGGCTGCGTGAGTATTTATTCGAGGTAGGCCTAGGCAATGTAGAAGGCCATAGACGATTCGCTGGCCTTGGGAATAATACTGACGTAGACCAAGCCACCGTTCCCGAGCATGCATGGCCTGGCGGTGGATTATATCCGTGGATTGGCGCGGCTGGTGTATCGCTTGAAGTAGTATCGGCCAGCGCTCAAGATTCTGCGACTGGCACGGGCATTTCAACTATATTGCTCACTACACTGGATATTGATTATGTTGAAACAACGCACACCATCCAACTAACTGGCACTACGGCGGTAGCAGTACCTGGCGGGCCATGGCTCCGTATTAATGATGGACGCGGGCTTACAAAAGGCTCTGGCGCAGCTGCAACGCGTGTAACGAATGCGGGTGATATTACGATACGCGATTCTGGAGGCGGAACGGCTAGAGCGATTTTGCCAGCAGGTCGTAATTTTCTTCGGCAAGCGATTTACACAATACCGGCTGGATATACCGGCGAAGTGCTGAGCATGTACATCGGCTTTAACCGGGGAACCGGCGTTGGGGCAACTCGATATTTAACTGTATCAACGTATTCTCAAAACCCATCAGGCGTATATTTGCTGCCCCTAGATCTGAGTTGTGATGGTGAATCATATCGGCATGATGGATTGCCAGGTATTTTCCTTCCGCAGAAAACAGATTTTGCAATGGAAATCGTTGCGGTAAGTGCAGACAATTCAGACGTTACCTGTGCATTTTTGGGCGTGATGAAACAAAACTCAATAGCAATCTAAGGGAATGAGCCATGGCTTTGATTAATCGTAGCGGCACCATAACTACCGGCGGCACGGCTCAGACGCTCATGGCTGCTGATACGACTCGCAACGGTTTTAGTGTGCAGAATCTTTCAACTGGTGATTTGTGGATTAATGAGCTTGGCGGTACTGCCGCAGCTTCACAGCCAGCGATCAAGATCACATCTGGATCATTGTACGAAACGCCACGTGGGATGCCTTGCGAATACGCAGTGAGTATCTTTGGCGCGACGACCGGACAAGCGTTCATGAGCCGTTCTTGGTAAAACAATAATAAGAGGAAATTGTCATGCCTATGTATACGAGCGGCACGGTCACTTACGAGAACCTACCGTCAGGCGTTGGGCCAGGGAAACCACGAATTTCTACTGTTGCCTATGCCGCTAGCGTGACTTTGGATTGGGCTACCGCTGATATTTTTGAGATTACATTAACCGGCAATATCACAATTACCCATAGCGGCGGTGCTAATAATGGCGAGAAAAAAGAGATTCGATTGATTCAAGACGGCACCGGCTCGCGGGTGGTTACTTGGGCGAATAATACATACGGCTCTGATGTGATGAGCACTAGCTCAGTCGCAACTGTAACAGCAAGCAAGCGCGATAAATGGATATTTGAATACGACAGCGGCAACACTACTTACACCATGGTTAGCGCGGCAAGGGGGTATTAACCATGTGGTCATTTATCAGGGTAGCGGCCATTGAAAAGAACGACCTATCCCCGGCCTGGTATGCAGTACTGACGCTTAAAAAAGACGGCATAGAAGAATCGTTCAGGCTGAAATATTGGCAAGAGCCTACCATGAGCCAGGCCGAACAGGCTGGTGTTGATTTAGCCAACAAGAAGAATAACGAGGCATAACCATGGCAACTTTCTATCTTGACCTGGTGGGCGGCAATGACGCAAACGACGGGACAACTTTTGCTAACCGCTGGCTGACATTCACGAGCGGTGCCACGGCGGCACGCATTGCGCCAGGCGACACCATCCGCATTAAGCAGACGCCTAGCCCTACGCTGGTAGGAAATGCCACGTGGAACCAGAATAGTAAGACGGTCACGCTGGCAAGTGCAGTAACAGCAAACATTGACGATGGCGAATTGGCTTGGACTGCCAGCGCAAACGTAACGTCAACTGCCGATACCGCAATATTCAAAGAAGGTACGAAATCAGCGAAGCATGTCATCGCAGCCGGTTTTACAACTGGTCTGGCATCATATAAGTCATTTACCGCGACTGATTTCTCGGCGTACCAGCAGGTTAGTTTCTGGATCCGCACCAGCGTGACGATTGCCGCATCCGTGCTATCTATTCGCCTTTGCTCCGACAGCGCCGGGGCGACAACGGTAAACACGATTCTGATTCCGGCTATTACCGTCAATAGACTAACCCCGGTCACGATTGATAATGCTGCGGCGCTGGGCTCATCTATTCAATCGGTGGCGCTATATGCGGAAAGCGACCCAGGTGCGCTAGATGTGTATTTGGACAATATCATCGCGTGCAAGGCTTCCAGCGCCGCCGATTCGCTGACGCTGACTAGCCTAATTGGCAAAGTCCATAACTTATCATGGGTGGCGTCCACTACCTACGCCGCTAATGACATCCGCCGCCCGACGCAGCCGAATCGCAACGGGTATAAATACAAAGTCACGGCAGGCGGAGGTGGTGCGGCTGGGGCTTCTGAGCCAACCTGGCCCACAGAGATTGGCAAAACCGTCGTAGACGGTGCCCTAACATGGACGTGCGAAGGTCTAGAAGATACATGGTATAGCCCGCAGTCAATTAATGGCACGGCCATAAAAATCGATAATGGCATGGGCACGCTTGGCAACGCTGGGCGCGGCTATCATGGCGATACTGAAACCATCTCCACCTATAAACGCGAGACGGCGTTTATTTCTGCGCCAGGAACGACGAACGTTATTCAAGATTCTGGCACAATTGCTGGCGGTCAGATTACATTTACCGGCGGCTGGAATTCGACCGATATGAGTACGCAGATTGATGAGACGTGGATGGACGCGCGTAACGGCGTTGGAACAATGCTCACTGTGTCTAGTGCCAGATCCAATCTGACGATCACAAACATTAATTCATGCCGTGGCGACATCGGGATTAATATTATTGGCAGGCATACCAACTTGCGGCATGTGCATTGTAATCACCATGCGACCGCCAACATTATTCTGGATATGCCTGGAGAAACTGATTGCTTAAACGTAATCGGTAATAATTGTGTTGGTGGCAATTTCAGCCTTACGTGTGATGGCTCGCCAATGCTGCGGGCGGTGTCTGCGTGTAATTCCATCGCCCAGGGGATGAACGTAAACACTAACAGTATGAAGCTGATGGTTTATGACATGGTGGGCAAGAACAACGGCACTTACGCCGTATTAGGTACTGCATTCAGCAAATGCAATATTTCCGGTTTGGTTACTGGTGGCAATGGTAGCGGGTCAATCTCATCCATCGTATTTGATGGCATGACCTTGAACAACAGCCTGCTAGGCGATACGGTAGAATTTGCGACGATAACCGATTATTTCGACATTTATAACTATTCGCAAAAGCACGACCAGACAGCGAATAACCATTTCATTGCGACTGATGGCGGGTCAATTATTTCCGCCACCGATCAAAGAAACACGCCATCCGGCATTAGTTGGAAATTCCGCCCGACCAGTACCACGCGGTCGAGCATGCACCCGCTTAAATTGCCGGTGGCGAAAATCGCTATCGCGGCCAATACCGCGACCACGATCAAAATCTATGCGCGCCGGGATAGTACCGACATTAAGGGCCAACTATTCATCGCTGGCGGACAGGCGGCGGGGATTCCAGACGATGTGACGGCGGCCATGGAGCCGTCAATCAACACCTGGCAGCAATTCCAAGTCACAGTAACGCCGACCGAAAATGCCGTGATTGAAGTATTGGTCAAGGCATGGGATGGCGTCGGGACAACAAACGCTTTCTGGGTTGATGACCTATCGGTGATTTGATATGACCACACGTGCAGACCTAGTAACTCTGGATTACGCATTTGGCGCGCAACCAGCCGCTTATGTGGCTGCTGTTGGCCCGACAGATACCACGCTGGATTATGTATCTGGCGCACAGCCATTCGTGGCGTTTGGTTCATCCGGCAATGTCGGGAACTTCTTTTTTGCGGTGTGATATATGGCCTTAATTGTCGAAGACGGAACTGGCAAATCGGACGCTGAGAGCTTCATCAGTGTGGCCGATGCAGACACATATCACAGCAATCGCGCCAATACGGCATGGGCTGCATTAACCACGGCTAATAAAGAGGCATATCTTCGCCGCGCTACCGATTACATGGAACAGGTATATCGGATGCGGTGGTTTGGGTTTCGCAAGACTACGACCCAAGCACTTGATTGGCCGCGCATCAATGTGATGGTAGAAGATATTGCAGTTAGCTTTATGGTTAGCACAACCATCGTGCCGACTGAGGTTAAGAATGCATGCGCCGAGATGGCATTAAAGGCCAGCACGGCCACGCTAGCGGCTGATATTCAACGCGAAAAGGTTAGGACTAAGGTTGGCCCAATTGAAGTTGAATATCGCGCTGGTGGCGTGCAATTCACCAAGTATCGGGCAATTGACAACATGCTGAAGATTTATCTCCAGCCTAGCAGTTCAAAGATGGTGCGATCATGAGTTTTTATTCAGACTTGGCCGATGAGGCCGCCGCGCTTCTGCTTGAATTTGGCCAGTCTGTGACGCTGCGACAATTGGCTAATAGCTCGTATAGTGGTGGTTCTGTGACGCAAACGCCTACTGATTATATTGGGCTTGGTGCGGTATTTAATTTTGCACAGCGCGATATTGATGGAACGCTGATTAAGACTGGTGACCAGCAGTTATTGATGTCTGTATTTCAGACTAACGGCAGCGCCATGCCATTGCCGACAACGGCAGATCAAATCATCATCGGCAGTACGACTTATACAATTCAGCCTAGCAGAAAGGTTGACCCAGCGGGGACGGTGGTTCTGTACGACCTACATATAAGGGGGTTGTGATGGATGAGCCAGAAGTACGCATTGCATGGTGGATATATCCGTATATGTACGGATGTGCTTTTGTTGCATGGTTAATGCGGGTTGAGCCTGATGTTGATAAATTCCGCAAGACGATTCGCAAGGGCTTGTCAATCAAGCACAAACAGGATGGCAAATGGGCAATCTTTCGACGCAGCTAAGGGCATTCGCTGATAAGGCGATGGGCAATGCAGATAAGGTCATTCGCACGGTCGTATTAGACTTAGGGACGTCTATCGTCGAACGTAATCCTGTGGGCGATCCTACGCTGTGGAAAATAAATACAGAAGCTGCCGCTCAGAATAAAGCCGCATCTGAGACAAACGCACAATTGCGCGCAGACCCGGCCAATCTAACCAAGGCTGGAAGACTGAAAAAGGGTCTAAAAGTACAGCCAGTAACTATTAAAGCGCCTGAAGGGTATGTAGGTGGTCGCAGCCGAAATAGTTGGATGTATAGCTTTGGCGCACCAGATAACACGCAGCCGCATCCAATGAGTGAGGAATACAAAGGCGATCAGACTGGCAGCGAATCAAAGGCACGATTGAATGTGCTGAAATCCCCGCAACATGGGGCATTCGGCGTGCATTACATATCCAATAACCTGCCGTATATGCATCGATTGGAATTTGAAGGATGGTCAAAACAAGCTCCGGCAGGGATGGTGCGCGTTAGTGTGGCGGAGTTCCAGCAATTCCTAACCGCTGCCGTTGAGAGCCTGCCGAAATGAGCCAGCGAATAATCAGGGATTTGCTCGAACAGCGGCTAATGACCTGGGCTGAAGCACTTGTTCCGCCTATTCCCGTGCAGCATGAGAACGCGGATTTCACGCCGCCACAAACTAAGAAATATTTGCGATTCTTCCTATTGCCAGCGAATACAGGCAGCAATTTCCTGGCAGGCACAGACCATGAATATTTGGGCGTGATGCAAATATCAATTGTGACCCCAAAGGGAACAGGTCCGAAAGTCGCAGAGGATTTAGTTGTATCGCTCGATGCGCTTTATCCGAATAATCTTCGGCTGACTTCTGGGGCTGTAACTGTGCAAATCACAACGCCGATCAGCGCGTTTACTGGCATTCAGGAAGAAGACGCGTTTGTTATTCCTGTATCAGCAACATATCGTGCATTTGTCGTTTGATGTAAAATCAACGCGTAGTTTGATATACTTGATTAGAAATGCGAAACCGCAAAGTGCTGTCAACACAATGCGGCTTCTACCAGACAACTAGAGGAGTTAGTCGAATGGCTAAGACGGATAATATCACGGCTGAACAAGTACGGGAATTGCTTGATTACGATCCTGAGACTGGAATTTTTACATGGAAAGTCAAGTTAACTCGGTGGCATAAGATAGGCAGCATTGCTGCACATTTAAGTGGGGAATATCTACGAGTTAAGATATTTGATAACTATATTAGGGCTCACCGGCTTGCTTGGTTATATGTATATGGTGAATTTCCAAAGCATGATATTGACCATCGAAACGGGAATCCACGAGATAACAGTATCGCCAATCTGCGTGACGTGCCAACTTTTATTAATTTAGAAAACCAACGAAAACCAAGATCTAACAATAAAAGTGGCAGTGGATATCTAGGGGTCGGGTTTGAAAAAGGCAAGTGGCGCGCTCGAATTCGTGTTCACGGCAAGGAAATAAATCTAGGAAGGTTTAATACTCCACAAGAAGCGCATGAAGCTTACATAGCTGCAAAAAGAATACTTCACGAAGGAAATACGCTTTAGTTCCATTCGCTTGAATGCCCGGCGAATGGGTTTATAGCCCTCGTCGGGCATTTGAGTACGGCAGTTATCTGCCAGAAGGGAACCGTCATTTCAGTAAATCTGCCTAATGGCTCGCTAATCTCTATTGCGGCATCGTATGGCTCTGCCATCACTGTTACCGCGTTGACTAACGCTAACCCAGCTGTTGCTACCGCAACGGCGCATGGTTTATCAAACGGTGATGTGATAGAAGTCACATCCGGCTGGGCGCGGCTAAATGATAAAGTGGTGCGTGTCGCAAACGTAACCACAAACACATTTGAACTGGAAGGTATTAACACTACTTCCACCACGAGTTATCCAGCTGGCTCTGGTACTGGTTCAGTACGTGAGTTACTGACGTTTACGCAGTTGGCGCAGGTACTATCAGTAACAAGCTCTGGCGGCGAACAGCAATTTGCCACATACCAATTCCTTGAGACTGATTTCCAAAACCGCATTCCGACTATCAAAAACGCTCAAGGTCTTACTTTGAGCGTAGCGGACGATCCGACTTTGGCCGGGTATACTTTGCTATCCACCGCTAACGATGATCGCGCAAAACGCGGCGTGAAAGTCACTCTATCAAGTGGCGCATTGATTTTCTACAACGCTTACATCTCGCTTAACCGGACTCCGTCACTGACCGTTAACGAAGTGATGGCATCGGAGGCTACTTTGAGCTTCCTAAATGAACCCGTTCGTTATTCATCGTAATATATAACGCATGACTCAGGGCATATCTAACGGTATGCCCTGCTTTTGGACTAACAGAGAGAACCCATGGCCAAGATTACCCTAGCAGTAGAACCGACCTTCGAAGCCGATGCAAAAATCCCCGTCCCTGGCGTCGGGTTTGTGGCATTCAGAATGACTTTTAAATGGCGTTCCAAGACTGAGCTTAAGGCCTTCTTTGATTCCATTGAAGACCAGAAGAATGATGCCGAAGCCATTTTGGCTATTGCTACCGGCTGGGAATTGGACGAGAAATTTGATGCAGACAATATCAATCGTCTGATCGAGAAATATGCACTCGCGCCGCGTGGCATTTACGACTCGTACATTAATGAGCTTGCGCTAGGCCGCATGGGAAACTAAAAGCGGCGGCCCGTGCTTTATACACGAAGCCGCCGACAGCTCAAGAGGCTGCAGCATTTGGTTTAACCGTTGAAGAAGCTAGCGGTGAACCGGTGGAAGTTTGGCCGGATAATATTCAAACGGTAAATGTATTCATTGCCATGTTGACGCAATGGAACTGCGTTGTAATACCGCCTGTTATTGGCTTGAACAAAGCTATCCCAGGGAAATTGATAAAAACTGGATTGAATTATGCCTGTCTTCCAGAAATTTGGCGTAGGACAAAAACACCAGTGAAAGATCGTGATGGAATATTCGAAGACATCCGCATAATGGAAGATGCGGCAATGGAAGAAATGCAAAAGGAGTAAAAACGTGCCGGATATTGGCAGCCTAACGATCACACTTGATGCCTCTCAGGCTAACACAGCGGCTGCCGATCTTGAAAAATTAACTCAAGCTGGCGAAAAGGCAGAGAATTCTGCGCAAGGCTTAGGCCAGACCTATAGCAAGATTGGCGAGAGCATGACTGTTGCCTCTACAGGCGCATCTGCTCTTGCCAATGCCTACAAACGGTCGTCGGATCAGTCCGTTCAGCTTAATGAGTCTGGAAAGGCCTTCGTTGCCAGCCTAGATGCGCAAGTCGCCGCATTCCAAAAGCAAATCGCAATCTTCGGCCAAGCCGCTGAGGCATCACTTCGTTATGATGCTGCCCTTGGTGGCATTTCTTCGTCTGTTGAGCCGACCATCCAAAAGATTGGGCAGTTACGCGCAGCGCATGAGCAATTAGCCGCTGAGCAGGCTAAGAATCAAGCCGCCAGAGCATTTCTTGATGGGTTGCGCGAAGAAATCGTCCTCGCCAATAAGGATGAAGAAGCAATCATCCGCTATAAGGCGGAAAAGCTCGGCATTGGCGATACGATTGAACCGTATATCACGCGACTCAACCAGCAGAAAGAGGCGCAGAATGCAGCCGCTGAAGCTGCATTAAAAGAGACTTTGGCCCAGCGGCAACTCGCACAAGCCAAGCAGGCTAACGAATCAACCATCGCTGGGCTGCGCGAACGCATCGACATATTTGGTAAGTCTGACGAAGACATTATCCGCTACAAGGCCGCATTGGCTGGCATCGGTAATGAAGTTGAACCGCTTGTTCAGCAATTGGAGCGGCTCAAGGCTGAGCAATTGGCAGCTAGTCAGGCGGCGCAGCAAGAGGCTAATTCACAGCGCAAGGCGGCAGAAGCTAAGCAGTCTGCGGCTGCCAGTGGCGAGGCATTCCTAAATAGCCTGCGCCAACAAGTTGAATTGTCGAAACTGGCCGATAAAAGCCCAACTGGCATTCTTCGATACCAAGCGGCCATTGCTGGAGTTTCAAAAGAATCTGAATCTTATATACGCGAGCTAGAAAAAACAGCTAATGCTCAAGGGCGTGTAGGAATTTCTGCCGGTCAGACTCGCGTCGCATTTCAGCAACTTGGGTTTCAGGTTACTGATATTTTCACTAGCCTGGCAGGTGGACAAAATCCGCTTCTGGTATTCATTCAGCAAGGCGGCCAGATCAAAGACTCTTTCGGTGGCGCTGGTGCTGCGCTAAAGGCTATCGGCTCGCTTATCACGCCTGTACGGGTGGCAATGCTGGCGCTGGGTGCTGCAGCTGGTGTAGTGGCGCTAGGATTTGCGGAAAGTATTGGCCAAGCTAAAGAATTCGCCAAGGCTATTGCGCTTAGTGGCAATGCTGCTGGTGTTACAGCAGATCAACTTACAGTAATGGCTTCTGCGCTGGCCGCAGCGCGTGGGGAAAATAAATCCGCTACTGAAGCCTTGTCTGCATTCGTGAAGACTGGCGATGTTGCATCCAACAGTTTGCAAGAATTCTCGCAAATCGCCATTGATTCCCAGCGGGTTCTTGGCATCAGCATTGAAGATACAGTCAAAAAGTTCAGTGAACTAGCCAAAGAACCTTTCCAAGCATCGCTCAAAATCGCAGAAGCAACAGGGAAGATAACTGCCCAGGAATTGCTGCTTATCAAGGCGCTTGAAGATCAAGGGCGTAAGCAAGAAGCCGCTACTGCTGCGCAGCAAGCATGGGCGCGTGCTTCTCAAGAATCTATAGCTAGTGTACTTGAAAATCAAAATGACCTAGTTAAAGGCTGGGATGCGGTAACGGGTGCCATCGGGCGCATGATTGACCGCATGAAAGGCATTGGACAAGTAACTACTGCCCAACAGCAGATTGAAGGTCTTAATCAAGCGATTGAAGCGGCTAGGGCAGGTGCCGGTAATGTTGCATTGGGCGGGGCTTTGGCTGGTGGCGAACTTAAAGAACTTGAGCGCAAGCGTGATGATTTGCTTGAGTTGCAACGCATCCAAGGACGCCAATCTCAAGTAGATGCTGAAAATACCAGATCGAATGAAAGATTCGCTCAGGCTCTACGAGAGAGCAATTCCATCATTGAAGCCGCTAAATCCAAGACACAGCGTTTCAATGAAGAACTAGCAAAGTATCGAGAGAATTTAGCTGTTCGTCGTTCTAAAACGGATGTTTCTGTCGCACAGCAGGCTAAAGAAGAGGCCGCATTACGCGAGCAAATCTTCGGCAATGAGAAGAAAACATCAGACAATTCTCGAAAACTACGCAGCGTTGATCTAGCAGACATCAAGAGAACCTATCAAGAGCGGATAGATACTGTTCGCAATGGTGAACAGGTTGTTGATGCTTTGCGCAATGCTGGCCTAATTGGCGAAAAGGAATATTTCGAGCTAAGAAAAACATCAATCCGTGAGATTGCAAATCTTCAAGTTCAAGAATTGAACGCTGAAAACGCGCGGCTACGACTTGGCGCGAATAACACTGCGCAACGTCTGGAAAACCAGAAGCAGATCACGGATAACGAGCGCCGGATTGCCAGCATAACTGCGGCTGCTGATTCTAATCTTAAGGTGTTGGAAATACAGAAAGGCCAACGTCTGCGCGAAATTAAACGCGCTTATGATGAATTGAGCATTTCTGCCAGTGAATATATTGATACGCTGCGACGCCAAGCGCAACAAGAGGCAGAAGGTGTTGGACGCGGTAATAAATTCCGTGAAGAAGCCTCGCAGCGTGCAGCCATTAGAGAAAAAGAAATACGTGATCTTAGGGAGCTTGAAAGCTTCCGACGTCAGAACGCTATAGAAGTCCGCAATGATGATACTGGCGAGACAGTAACTATTCTGACGCCTGAATTACAGGCTCAATATGATGAGAGGCTTCGTATCATCAAAGAAGGGTCTGCCGCTGAATTAGCTATTTTTGAACAAACTTTAGCGCAAAAAGAAATCGATCAGGCTGATTGGGTTAATGGTGCGAAAGAAGCATTCGCCAATTACTATGATGCCGCGCAAGATACGGCAGGGCAATTTGAGGATGTATTCACTGATGCGCTAAAAAATCTTGAAGATGGACTAGTTCAATTCATCAAGACTGGCAAATTTGACTTCAAGAGCTTCGTTGATTTCATCCAGACTGAACTATTGCGTATATCAGTACGGCAATCGCTTGGCTCTCTATTCGGCATTGGTGGCGGTGGTGGTGGTGATAGTACAGGATTGATAGGTAGCTTGTTAAGCTTTGGTGCTGGCTTATTTGGCGGTGGCGGCGCACCAGTAGAAGCCACCTATGGCGCTGGATCATTTGGAGGATACGACTTCGGCGGCGGCGCGGCTGGGGCTGGCGCATTTGATCAATTTAAATTCGGTGGATACCGTGCGCACGGTGGCCCTGTTGAGGCTGGAACGCTATATCGTGTGAATGAAAATGGCCCTGAATTGTTGAATGTCGCTGGGCAGCAATATTTGATGATGGGCGATCAATCCGGCAAAGTTTCTGCCAATGACAATTGGAGCGGCGGCGGTGGAGTTACCCAAGTTGTCAACTTCTACTCATCCGGCCCGATTGATAAGCGTACACAGCAACAGGTTGGCGCAGCGGCATTTAAAGGCGTTTCATCTGCCAGCGCGAGGAATAACTAATGGCCTTGACCGTTTACAATGACGTGATTCTGACGACTGCTCAATTGTCTGGTATCGGTGTGCGTGGCAAAAATATGCGCAAGAACGAACGGGTTATGAATCAGGGCGGTTTCCAGCAAGCTACGGTCATTTATAGCCAATCATTGCGCCAATATGAGCTAGGTACTGTGCCGATGCTGCCAGAGGTGTGGGCCACGATTGAAGGGCTTCACGAAGTCACTGACGGCGGCGCAATTGGGTTTTTGATGCAAGATCCAAAAGACAATCTCGCCACGATTACAAACGGCGTGCTAGTGCCTATTCAGACTGGCGTGACGGCAGGGACTTCTGGGTTTGGTTACGGGGTTCCTACTTATCAGATGCATAAGCGCCTGACGTCTATTGGCAGCACTCGCGCATTTGACCGAAAAGTGACGCGGCCTAAGTCACCATCAACGATCGAACGCGGTGGGGTACCTGTATCGCCAAGCATAAATTACGACACGGGGCTTATAACGTTCACGGCTGATACGTCTGAGGCGATGACGAGCATTACGGTGGGGGCTACGACCATTCTTAACTTTGCTTCTGGTGCTGGCATCGTAGCTGCATTGGCCCCTGGCGATCGCGTTTACATCACTGGCGTCACCGGTACCGCCGCAACCACGCTTAACAATTTGTCGCATGCAATCACGGCAGAGGGTGCTACAAGCCTAACCATATCAACTAATACATCTGGGCTAACTGCGTCAGCTGGAACTGCATTTAAATACCCTCAACCTAATGAGTCATTGATGTGGAGCGGATCATTCTATGTACCTGTCCATTTTATGAATGACGAACTGGATTGGGATTTGATTCGCCCTGGGCCTTACGATACTAGGCTGCTGGCTGGGCCGTCTGTGATTCTTGAGGAAGTGCGCGAATGAAAAGCATATCTGCCGCACTTGAAGCGCATTATGCTAGCGGCTCGCTAACGATCGCGAAGCTTTGGAAAGTCACGCGCATCGATGGGCAGGTTTTTGGCTTTACAAATATTGACAGAGATATTGTTTATCTCGGCATAACTTATGAATCATCAACAGGGATTGAACCTAGCGCATTGCAGAGTAATGCTAGCTTTGCTGTAGATAATCTAGAGATGAAAGGGTTTCTCGCTGGTGCATCTTTGACGGCGGCTGAAATCAATGCTGGCCGGTGGGATTATGCCGCGCTAGAGGAATTCGAGGTTAACTGGAAAGATTTGACCATGGGCCATTTAATTGGCCCTAAAGGCAAGCTAGGCCAAATCGTAAATGGACGCACCACGTTTACAGTTGAGTTCCGGGGAATGGCGCAGGCATTTACCCATGTCATTGGCGAATTGTATGGCCCTGGATGCCGTGCTGATCTATATGACGCTAGATGCATGGTAAATCCTGCCGCATTCACTTTTACCGATTCTGTTGATACCGTTACATCAAATCGCACTATCGCCGCATCTGCATTGACTCAAGCCAATGGATATTTTAATGCCGGCAAAATCACTTTCACCAGTGGCTTAAACAACGGCTTATCCATGGAGGTGAAATCATACACCGTCGGCGTGCTCGTTCTCCAATTGCCAATGCCTTACGCGATTGCTGTTGGCGATACATTCAGCGTGCGGCGTGGGTGCAATAAGATTGGGCGCCTAGGTGATTGCAAGCTTGTGTTCAACAATTATGTAAATTTCCGTGGTGAGGAAGATTTACCAGGCCTAGACAAAATCCTTGAGGTGGGCGGGCGATGACGACTAGACAAGACGTTGTAGATGCGGCCCGAAAATATAATGGCGTACGCTGGCACCATCAAGGCCGGTCTATGGCAGGTATTGATTGCGTTGGGCTTGTGATTAAGGTCGCTCATGATTTGGGATTGAGCGACTTTGATGAAACAGGCTATGGTCGTCTGCCTGAAGGTAAGCGGCTTTTATCCGGTCTTAATGCCCATATGGATCGCGTGAAAGATTATCAAATGGGGGATGTGCTGCTAATGCGGTTCCAGACTGATCCCCAGCATCTGGCAATCGTGACTGATGTCGGGATTATTCATGCTCTCACCCAAGGCCGTAAGGTGTTGGAGCACAGCCTTGATGATATTTGGCGCGCGCGCATCATAGCTGCCTATTCTTTCAGAGGGCTTGAATAATGTCAGGTCGTCTTATTGGTGGTGTAATTGGTGCTGTAATTGGATTCTATTTTGGCGGACCAGCGGGAGCGGCCCAAGGCTTTGCCATTGGATCAACCCTTGGCGGCCTGTTATTCCCCGGCAAACTGCCTGATGTCTATGGCCCACGCCTTACTGACTTAAAATTACAAGTCTCAACCTATGGGACTATGATCCCAATCTATTTCGGTACCAATCGCGGTGCAGGTAACGTGATTTGGAAAACCGATATGGTTGAAACGGAACATACCGAAGAACAAGGCGGCAAGGGTGGCCCGACGCAGGATTTTCACACATACACCTATTCAGCTAGCTGGGCTATTAGCCTATGTGAAGGGCCAATAGTTGGCGTGCGTAAGATTTGGGCTGATAGTTTTCTAATTTATGACGCATCAACGACAAATACGGGCATTTCGTATGCGCCGAGTATTATTAATGGCACGCAAGTAGTATCGACAGGCACACAGTCAATACCTGGCATGACCGTCTATCTGGGCACAGAAACACAATTGCCTGACCCGACCATGGAGGCTCATTTCGGCGTCGGCAACGTGACGGCTTATCGTGGGCAGGCCTATATTGTGATGACTGACTTTCAATTGGAAAAGTTCGGCAATCGCATGCCAGGCTTCAGTTTTGAAGTGGTTACAGAAGGTTCATTTGGCGATGTAATTTCTTACTACACATCAAATAATGAGCTTGATTCAATAGTATATAACCCGCTTCTGAATGAGGTTTGGGTTTCCACGTCTCAAGATGCAGACGTAACTGAGCCAGCATTGACTCGCATCAATGCTAATACCGGAGCTGTCGTAGGTTCAACAAGTGTCGGTGAATTTGTATCGTTCTACACTCCGATGATATACGACGAATTTGATCGTGCAGTGTGGGCATATGCTGCTGGTGGTATCAATAAGATTTATAAGTTTGATGCTGGAACTGGCGCATTCTTATTCAGTGCATCTCAAACAGATAATCAAGGCATATATCTAAACCCATTTGATGGGTCTTTGTGGATCAAAAACACAAACAAGGTTACGCAAGTCAATAAAGACACTGGCGCAGCTATTTCTGTATCGGCTGCACTAGGCTTCAATATTTACGATCTAACCTTTGCGACTGAAAACCAAGGGCGTAGATTTACGCCTGGCGGCGATACATTCATTGGGAACATTTATCTAACATCTAACACTGTTGCGACTAATAAAAATCTGTATCGATACGACAGAACCAGTGCTGGTGTTGAATTGGTTTATACCGATGGGTCTACGCTCACAAACATGGCGTATGACACGACTAGAAACACGATATGGATTTTGCGTAATAGTGCCACGGCCATGGAATTTGACCCTGAATTTAGGGTAGCAACTGGCGATACGATAACTATGGCTGTTGTTCCAACCGGAGGTGTTGGGTCATTTGTCTACGATGCCAATAGAGATATGCTTTGGGCTAGCCGTAGTTCGACCAATACGATTACTGGTAGCGCAGTATCAACGGGTACTGTTTATAAAACAGTATCTGGCTTAACTTTCAGCCCAACGATATTGCAACCGACATCATTTGCTATGTTTGCAAATGGTACGAATATCGATGGTGAAGTCATCAAGATTATTTTTGATCGGCTGACGCCTGGTACGGTTCCATTAAGCGATGTATTAACCTCTATTTCTGAGAGAACCACGCAACTTACGGCTTCTGACATTGATGTTACAGGGCAGACTTCTGTCATCGTTGATGGGTATACGATCACGCGTCAATCGCCTGCCCGTGCATGTATTGAGCAGCTTCAATCAGCATACTTTTTCGATGGTGTGGAATCTGATGGCAAGGCGAAATTCGTCAATCGTGGCGGCACATCTGCGGTAACTATCCCTACCGAAGACATTGCAGCCTATCAGGCATACGGAGAAATTCCAGACGATATTGTTATTACCCGTGCGCAGGAAGTTGAACTCCCGAAAGAGGTCAATGTAACTTACATTGCAAAAAGTGCTGATTATCAAACCGGAGCACAGCAGAGCCGCCGCTTAGTTGGTGCCGCCGGTCAGGTAACGACTGTTGAATTGCCTATCGTTCTGACTGACGATAAAGCGCGGCAAATATCTGAAATATCCATGTACAACGCGTGGACGTCGCGCACTGCCTACGAGTTCAGCACGAACCTAAAATACATCAAATACGAGCCGACCGATATTGTCACTATCGGGAATAAGACCATTCGATTGCTCGAAAAAGAAGAACAACAGGGAATTATCAAATGGAAAGGCCAGGCCGAAGAAATTGAAGTCTATTCTCAAGCTGTAACAGGCGTGACGACTAGTTACATACCGCAAACTATTACTGAAACTGTAGCGACAGATTTGATGCTGCTGGATATCCCGATGCTGCGTGATTCTGATGATGACGCAGGGTTTTACGCTACGGCAACAGGCTATCGTAGTGGGTGGAATGGTGCGGTATTGTTCAAATCAAATGATGATGGTGCCAGCTATACCGAAGTGCTCTCACTGACGAACGGTGCTGGAATTGGCTCGGCAACAACGGTGCTTGGCGATTTCTTCGGCGGGAATACATTTGATGAGGCAAACACTGTAACCGTATCATTGTTGGCTGGGGCGACGTTATCTAGTGCTACCGAATTGGCCGTGTTGAATGGCGGCAATGCTGCGTTGATTGGTGATGAAATCATTCAATACAAAACCGCAACGCTAAACGGCGATGGCAGTTACACGATTAGCGGCCTGCTACGTGGCCGCCGTGGCACTGAATGGGCCATGAGCACGCATATTGCTGGTGATCGATTCGTGGCGCTATCTAGCAGTACGCTGCGGCGTGTGCCGGCAACTACAGCGGAAATAGGCCTACAGCGTGTTTATAAGGGCGTGTCCATTGGTTCATCGCTATCAGATACAACAGCGCAGACATTCACCAATGCAGCCGAAGGGCTTGAATGCTATTCGCCTGTACAATTGGGCGGTGGCCGCGATGCTTCTGGAAACATAACCATCAATTGGGTGCGCCGTACTCGCATTGGCGGCGAATGGCGTGATTTGGTAGATGTGCCGTTGGGCGAATCGACTGAATCATACGAAGTAGAGATTTGGAACAGCACATTTACTACTTTGAAACGAACCATAACTGGCATAACCAGCGCGACTACATCTTATAGCTCCGCTAATCAGGTTACGGATTTTGGAAGTAATCAAGCAACAATTTATGTTCGAGTTTACCAATTGTCGGCCAATGTCGGCAGAGGTGTTAAGCTTCAGGGGACGGTTTAATGGCAAATAGCACTACGAATTTGGATTTGATTAGCTCAAGCCAATCGGGAAAAGAAACCACGGCCAATGCCGGATCCGATGCGAGCTCGCCAGCGACTGCATTTGGCAGACGCGCATCTACTACTGCTGGGCTGACGTGGGGATATCTGGGCGGGACATTATGGGTTGATGGCGTACTAACTCAAATCGCCAATGGAACAGTTGCATTAACAGCCAGCACAACGAATTACGTTGAACGAACACGTGCTGGCGTAGTGAGCAAGAATACGACCGGCTTTACTGCTGGGCAAATCCCGCTATATCAAATCGTAACAGGCGCATCTACGATCACCAGCTATACCGATTACCGCCTGAGCAATACGCCGTTTACTGGTCGTCTAGTCCTTGCGATGGCCGATGCAAATAAGACGCTAACCGAAGCACAGGCAGCGAATCAGATTATTGAATTGACGGGCGCATTGACCGCGCTACGTGACGTTATAGTGCCTCTAGCGGTGCAACAATGGACGATATTTGCTAATGTGACTGGCGGCTTTGGCGTGCGGATTATCGGTGCAACCGGGACGGGCATTACGATTGCTGATGGGAAACGGGCTATTTGCTACAGCGATAATACAAACGTAGTTCGCGCAACTGCTGATGTATAATGCATAAAATGCGCGAATAATCAATACATTCAGGAAATAATCCGCCTATTACGCTACAATAGAGTGTTAATAATTATGTCTAATGTCGAGGCCAGACCAATGCAGCAAGAAATCGCTAGCGCCGCCGTAAGAGTGGCCCCGTCATTTGGTACCGCTGCATGGTCAATCTTTGGGCTGCCGTGGGGTTCAATAGCCGCCATGCTTGGCTCAATCTATACCATCCTGATGATTAGTTTTTTGATCTATGATCGGTTCTTTAAGGTAGATAAAAAGTGAGGCGCGTCGGTAAGGCAGCGGCAGGTTCAGCCATCATCGTAGCTATTTGCTACTTTGTGACGCCGCAAGAGGGCTTAATTACCCGTGCCTACCGTGACCCGGCTAATATCCTGACTATCTGCATTGGCGAAACTGAAGGCGTAAAGCCTGGGGACGTAAAGACCAAGGCAGAATGTCAGGAGATGCTAGCCAAGCGCCTACCGACTTATCTACAGGCTGTTGATGAATCTGTGGATAAGCCAATGCCTGACAATCGGCGCATTGCTTTGACCGACTTCGCGTATAACTGCGGCATCCGCTGCTACCAGAAGTCCAGCATCCCGAAATTGCTGAATGCTGGCAAAGTCACTGAGGCTTGTAACAAACTTTCGCTGTACGTCTGGGCCGGGAACCCTAAGCGCAAACTGCCAGGCCTTGTAAAGCGCCGCGAAAAGGAGCGCCAGCTATGTTTAAGCTCGTAGACGGTGCGCACCTATGGCACAAGTTGTGGTCGGTGAGGCTTGGCATCCTATCCGCCGTGCTAGGCGTCCTGGCGGAGGTTCTACCGATGTGGTTTCCTGATGTACCATATCGCACCATGGCGCTGATTAGCACGCTGTTGGCGGCGGCTGCGGCCATAGCCAGCCTCATTAAGCAACCGAAACTTCTCGAAGCTCTGAAGGATAAATAATATGTGGTCAGTCAAAGCCAATGTGAAAGCTCCGCACAGATTCATGCGCATGGGCGCAAAATGCTGGATCACTAACGCGAATTACGGCGGTGCAGCGGATAAGATAGAAATCGTTGGATTATCACGAAGCGGCAGACAAGTACGCACATGGATTGATAGCCGAGACTTGATAAACTTCCGCCCAGGCTGGGTAACTGATGACAGCGATTACAAGTTATTTGTAGATAAAGCCGATGCGCAGAAATTATGCGATTGGCTAAATAAGGCATACGGCAATCAGCCAATCCGCGAACATGCGGCCAAATTCGGAGCCAGCCATGCTTAGAGACTTTGCGGTTCCTGAATTAATTTGGCTAAAGGTGATTGGTGTCCTAGTGCTAGTGGCCACTATCTTTGGTGCTGGCTTCTACTTGCGCGGCATGAAAGCAGACCGCGATATTGCCAAAATCACCGCAAAGCACGAAGGCGAGCGCGCAACAGCAAACGCTTTAGCACTTTCAAGCACATCCGACCGTATCGACAAAATAAACGTCGCCGCCAAACAAAGTCTTGAAGATGTGCAGGCTTTGAATGGCAAACTCGCGGCACTCGCCGCTGAAAGAAAAACTTATGTCGCATCGCATCCTATGCCTGCTAATTGCTATCCCGACTCTGTTCGCCTGCAGCAGCTTGAAGCCCAGCGAACGGCTAGTAATAGCGCCCTATCCGCCCCTTGATGCCTCGCTGGCCGCGCCGTGCCCAGCAATCCCAGCGCCTGACGCAGCCTCATACGACGCATGGCAAGACGCCTATATGGCGCTGATGGGCCAGTACGTTATTTGCGCAAGGCAGAAAGCAGCGATTGTGAAGGTTTGGCCGAAATAGGCTCAAATTTCTCACCCATCAACGTAAGCCACCAATACTCAAACTGTTCCCACGCAGCCTGCAAGTTATGCCCGTAGCCTTCAATCAGCGTATGGCCTAGCGGCTCCGTTTTGTTGCCGAAATAGTGCCACGGGGCCATCATGCTGACCTTATACCGGCCTCGCTTTACTTCATGCCTAATCTTCGGCTTCTTCGCATGGGTAGATTGGTCCAATGAAATATCCCCCCATCAATTTTATTTCAGCCGGACGATTTACCGGATCAAAATATTCAGGCTGCCATGCATCCTCATGACGGAATCGCCACCAGTACCAGCCAGCGGTGATGACTTCCTTAGCGGTCTTAATCATTTTTCTTGGCATAGAATTTTTTCATAGCATCAAGCACTCTTGATAATGTAGCCGGATTTTCTAGCCTTAAGCGGATGGTGCCTTTATCAGAATTGATTTCAATATGTTCGCTATTTGCCTCAAGCAATTTATATAAGCGTTGTGCTTCATCTGTCATTTTATGTCTAAACAGATTCATTACTATCTCCATTCTGCTGGCGGTTAATCGACATAATCAGGTCCGCCAATCCCGCCTTGTAGCTTCGCGGATTTGATCTGAGCAATTGATTCCATTAAGCGATCAGCATTCTTTGGGTTGCCCAATAAATACAACGTTTCCTGTGCAGACTGAACCACCGCGCGCAAACGCTCAATCTCGTCGCAAATATTGACCATATCCGCAACATCAATCTCCGCCACAGAATAGCCAAACGATACGAACTGCACGATCTGTTCACGTATTTTGCCAATATCAACACTTTTGTTCATGCGTTTGCCTCCAGCATTTCCACCACTTTCATAACTGCCCATTCCAATGCAGCTTCCGCCCCGCCATGGTCTGCATAGCGCGTAGTAACGCGGTCTAGGATGGTCGGATGCCATACGCTGACCTTTCCTTGGCTGATGTGATGATGAACATCCAACTGATGCTTGCAGATGAGCCGTGAGGGCGTGTCATGGCCATCGGTTGAGATGTTCAGGTCTGCTATATCGTCCTGTTTAATTGCTTCCCAATAGCTCATGGCGTGGCCTCATGAATGGCAAAATCAACAGCATCATTTACAGACCTTGCTAGGGATTCGCAATCATCCGGGAAATCAACGCTATTCCCTTCTGGCTCACAAAGCATTACATATCCAAAGCCGTTCACAATAAGGATGTTGATTTCCCATTCTTCTGGCAGTTCATCGCCAGCACGCTGAGTAGCAATATGTAGTTCAGCATCCGCCTTCAGCGCCGCATTCTCAGCCATCAGCTCGCGGATATGCTTGCATAGATCAAGAGACGTAAGTGCACCAACGACACCATTCACATTATGGATGTCATCCAGTGATAAGTTGCCTGTTCCATATTTTCTGTCCTCTCGCATCTCAATCCTCCTTATGCCAACAAAAATTGCAATCTGTCCTTATGCTATGCTAGTCTTTGACTGTTGGCAAGCATAAGGAACAAATCATGCGAAATGACCGCATCAAGACCCTGACTCTCTGCTACGGCCAGAAGTGCCGCATCCGCGACGACTGCCTGCGCTACCGGGCAGAAAAGCATCCTCAGCAGCCTGGCGCGGCTGACTTCAGCCAGGTGGCCGAGTTCAAGCCAGCATCGCCTGAGTCATGTTCTATGTATCTCATCAATAAGGACTGACAATGGATAATGGAACAGAAGGCGGATATGCCTGCATTGCAGATTTGCGACGGGCCGAAGAATGCGCTAATCGAAATGCCAAAGATGCTGCACGATTCACCAAGCTTGCCCAACTTTTCGTTGATCATGCTATTTGCCTTGGCAAACAACATCTTTATACGATTGATGATGTTCGCGGCGCACTGGACTACCTAATTGAACTGGATGCTGAAAAATGAGCTATGGATGCAAAGACAGGCCGCCACTCCAGCTAGTCCGTAAAATCCAAGACGGTTGGTATTCTGACGGGCGGCGTAAGATGAAGGTCATCCCTGATCCAATGAGTAAGGATTGTAGATACGCCGCCAATGGGTATGCTGCAACCGACAAACAATGCATGGGGTGCATTCATGATAATGCTGCTAATCAAAAAGTGTGACGATCCGCTGATGTGGTACTCAGACTTGATAGGCCAGCACGTTGAATATTGCGGCATGTGGACTGAAGGATATAAAAGCCGTGAGCCTGCTGGCTATCTCAATATCGTCAAGTTTGAAGATGCTGAATTTATTGCTATAGAGGATGAGTCAAGCCATGAAACGCCATAAACGCATTGAAGACTGGTGCGATCGAACAGCCGATATAGCATGGGCTGAGCTGGTTGAAATCAAAGATGATGATGAGCTAGTGGCCGCGCTGGAACAATTGCGGCAGGCTGCCGTTAAAGTGCGACAGGTGGCCTATGCTCGAATACCTAAAGCGAAAATCACATGATGAAAAGGCGGCCATTGAGCCGCCGATTCATTTCCGCTTAGTCTTGATTGACTTATCAGTTTTCCTGAATTGCTTACACGTTAAGCAGAAATCGTCATCCTCATTTGCGCTGTAACAAAACGCCCTAGTCTTAACGCAGTGCTTACAAAAATACTGCTGATACTGCGGGCGTTTGTTGTAGTTCGTCATTCAGCATTCGTCAGGGATTCCTGTTGTTTGATCTTGGCACGCCCACACAAGCGCAATCAGCCAGCCAACAACAGTCCAGCCAGTCAGAATATTCAGAATAGTGATATACCGCGAATGTCGATGATTGCGGCAATCCGCAACGATGCCCGGCAGCAAATAGACAAGCGCGATCAAAATCGGCACGGCCAAATTAAACCATTCAAGCCATTCGTACATATCGTTCTCCTTTTTCATGTTGAATACCATTGTAGGGTCGCCATTATCGCGCTTGGCCTCAAAATAGTTACCGGCCTCCAGGCTTTGCACCACAGCCCCCAAGAGATGTCTGCGGGAAGGGCTGCTTAGCAAGCGCGATCATTGCATACACTGGCAAATGTATCGAAGGATGGAAGCCCCCGCTACGTAGAAATAGAAGTACCAACACGGATGAGCACTGTCAGCAGATACAAGCCATTCGCTGCTGTTTCGCATGGCTAGTGCGACGGCAATGCTCATGCGTAGTGGTGCTGGTTTTGTCATCTCTCCAGCAAGAGGGCTTGAGCGGTCTAGTCTCTCAAATAAGTCGGTCACTTACAGGTGACGATATGGTTGTAGATGGAGCCAAGAGAAACGATGCGATTGCAGACAGGGCATTTGCCGGTATGGCGCTCAATTCCTGCTGCTTTCAGTGCTGCGGCCATTGCGCTATTTTTAGCACGCATACGGCCAGCAGTGCCACCAGTTTTCTTTGCGGACATGATGTTTTACCTTAGTTATGGATCACATCATGGGGATCTCCTTTATTGGTTAAATAATGCTGTGGCTCTTAATTAGAAACGCCAGTGATATTCGGCAGCAATGCTGACGGGTTGAATGTGACTCGATAATGGAAAGGCGTTGTCGTTGCGCTTTCTATTTGCTCAGCGATGTAGGTTACATTATCGCTCAAGCCAAGAAAATTCTTCTTGTATTTGTTTGCGCCAGTCTTACAAGTGACAGTTAGTTCTCTCGATTTATCGTAGTTACCTAGGCTGCAATATCCTTCGATAACCAGCAAAGAAGTACCGGTAATGCCATTGTAAAAAGTAATCTTTCTTTCGACTTCAAAGTTGTCGGCAGCTTCACTCAGATTTTGTGACGCAACATCGGCAGGTTTGGCGCAAGCAGTCAGCAAACCGCCAAAGCATAAAGCAATCAAAAGTGTTTTCATTTATCTTATCCTTCGTGGGCATTCGATTGAGTTGGTTATGCTGGCTTTCCACCAGCTCGCTTACTGCGCCAACAGTAAGTTGCCAATCCCTTGTCCCATGGCGGAGGATGGAAATTTTACACGTCCAAGGCCGTGGTTCGCGCCACAATCAGAAGGCTATCGCTATTGCCCGCAGTGTACCCCATCATTTACCCGTGATGGGCCAGCTGATTGCTTGCTGGATATGCCGGGTTGAAATTGCTTTACAGCTCAATTCTAGCAAGAAACTCGCCGTAGATGCACTCAGTGAACATCCGACTGATTGACCGCATGTGCAGGCCGTAGTCGTCCTGAACAACTTTCACGATCTCAGCATCAAGATGCTGGTTCAAACGCCACTTGTAGTATCCTGGCTCAACCTGGTCATGCTCGATCATTCTGTAATCCTCCTGAATAGGTGCATTTTAACTGAACGATTGCCACTCTTAACGATGGCTGTTTTCTTTTCGGCCTCGCGCCGATTCCAACGATCAATCAGGAATTGTCGTGCAACTTCGCGGTGAGTCAGTGCATCAATCGCAAAGTCTGGTGCAGAAATCCATTGAGGCGGCAGCATCCAGATGAAATCCATTCTTTTAGATGTTGCGCCAGATGCGCCGATAGTATGGTCATTCATGCCAATCCGCTGCCATATATTGCCCGCATGGACGATTAAATTTTCCAATTGCATCTCGTCCAGCGCATATTCAGCATCAAGTCTGCACATCCTGGCGAATCTGGAAAAATCGCCAGTGGTGAAAATCATGGGCATCCACGAGAGCGCTGTTGTGCCACGCAATCGGCTCTCATTGTGAAAAGTGACAATGCGGCGAGGCATCTCAGCGGTCATCATGCTGTAACTGCCTGCTGGTTCTTACTGTTGAATTTCCGCGCATTAGCAATCCTATCTTTGCTGGATTGCTTGCGTAGGCATCCGCATGATTTCGTTATGCCACGTGTCACATTGGATTTAATGATTTCCTTTGATAGCCCGCATTCACAATCGAATAGCCAGATTTCAATGCGGCGTCGACGGCCTTCTTTATCAGCAACTGAGAATTTATCTTCAACCCGTTGCCTAGCCGTTAAGATCGTATCGGGTATTTTCTGGCCTGAAATATCAGATGATGGCCGCGTTATTTTACGCGGTTCATTGATTGTTACAGGATTAGGCTTCTTTTTCTTTGTATCCAATGTGGCTTGAAACTCAAGCCAATCAGTCTCCGTTGCTGGGATGAGATTATAATCATCCTTGCGGCGCAGATACATGGCGCGATAAAGCCGCTTAAGATTGTGAATCGCCATTTCTTGCGATTCATCATTGATTTTTACCACGACAGTACGGCGATAATTTTCACCGATCCCATATATCAAAAGATCAGCAAAGAAATAGAATGGTTCGAGTTTCACAATTCAACTCCCTGGCCGCTAAGACGGTGAAAACACGCCGACAGAACATCATCTTGAAGCGCCTCTGGATAATCCGCAGCAAATGCCATGCAATATTGGTGCATCTCATCGGCCTTTGATGCAGCCTTGCTGGGCGCGGTGATAAAGTACAAAAACAACAGGCCGAAGCATATTATCCAGATGGCTAGGCGCATTTAATCCTCCTTAGCGTCAATTATGCTCGAAAACAGTTCATGCGCGCTGGCTTGCAATATTTTTACAGTAGGTTTCAGTGCGTCCCCTACTGCGTCCCATGCAGTGGCCCGTGCAGCGGCCCATGCTGCGGCCCGTGCAGCGGCCCATGCAACGTCCCATGTTGCGTCCCATGCTGCGTCCCCTACTGCGTCCCATGCTGCGGCCCGTGCAGCGGCCCGTGCAGCGGCCCATGCTGCGTCCCATGCTGCGTCCCGTGCTGCGTCACATGCTGCGGCCCGTGCAGCGGCCCATGCAGCGTCCCATGCTGCGTCCCGTGCATCGTCCCGTGCATCGTCCCCTACTGCGTCCCCTACTGCGTCCCATGCAGTGGCCCGTGCAGCGGCCCATGCTGCGGCCCGTGCAGCGGCCCATGCAGCGTCCCATGTTGCGTCCCATGCTGCGTCCCCTACTGCGTCCCATGCTGCGTCCCGTGCATCGTCCCGTGCTGCGTCCCATGCTGCGTCCCGTGCTGCGTTAATCTTTGGTAGCGCAATGTTCAATTCATCTTGGCAGGTAATGGCTGGCATCTGAATCAAGATATCTGCATGGATTTTCAAAGAAGGGGTCAATGCCAGCCATGCTGCGCAATGAACGCGCACCAGCCAGTCAAACGCCATCCAAGAACGTTTTTCGGAGAGTGCTTTTGATCCTGCAGTGCCTGGGAGCCGGGTGATGTATTGCTTGAGTTGTGCCCGTTCTTCGTTGGAACGCATGCCATCGTTCCAAGCGCGGCCAAATGCTGCCAGGACCGGGTCAACGCATTCCGGCGAATCTCCAAACGGTTCATTGGCGAATAGGCTTACTACTTCCAGCAGGCAGTGGCCTTGTTTTGGTGAAGTATGCGAACCGCTAGCTAGTTCAATATCGTCCAGATTAGCTAAATTAATTTCCATGATTTGCTCCTTAATGTAGTTACGTAATTAGATTTTAGCGTAATGCTTGTGCCAATAAATTGCAAACAATAATTGCTAATCCTGTTGCAATAATCCACTCTGAACCAGAGGATAGCCCATCTTTTGGATGTGGTCGCGCATAACGCTAATCATGAAATCCACGCCACAGCCACGGATGGGATGCTTGCCTGTGACTTTGAGGTGCAATCGACGCCAAGCTTCCTCGGTATGGCCTTCTGTATCCAGCACATCCTCTTGCCAGCGAACCGAAGCCTGAGCCAAGCGTACATGCTGTTCATCCTCATCATACGTATCAGATACGGCCATGCGGATGGTGAAAGCACGCTCACCGCTGATGTAGACGGTTAGCATAGCCGCTCCAATAGTCCTTCAACCAAATGGCGAAGCTCTTGCTTTTCATAACGAAGATATGCGTTCGGCGTAGGTATCGTGTCTACCATCTCCTGTTTAGTGAAAATCCGCGAATTTTTCTTTAAGGTCGGGAACTCAAAGACCATGAATGCCGTGTACTTGCTTGGGTCATTCGCTACGTTATGAATCTCGGTATGCTTCTGAAAGTGCGTATCGCCTGGGCCAAGTATCATGCGCTCATGCACTTTCAGACCGCGTTTCGTGATGAAATCAAGCTTAATGCGTTTTTCTTCGTTCGTAGGGCATAGCGCAGAAGTCAGAGCATAAATATTGTAGTCTTCACGCTCATTATCCAGCCGATAGATCGTGTTTACGATTTCGCCATGCAGCACTAACAACTGGCTATCGTACAGATGGTTATGGATGTTTACATTCGTGGTATCCAATTCATCATGAGGTTCAATGATGTATAGCCTAATCGTCTGATGCGGCGCGAAATCAAAACAAATGTAATTCAATCCAGGGAAATGGAAGTTTTTGATGGATAGCTCAACCATTCGGTCAAGATTATGCTCTAACTGTAACGCTATCCATTGCTTCCAGAATATCAGACATGGATTTATGGCCGCCATGGCTATTTACCAGTTGAACCAAGACCATTTACGCCGCGACTGGTGTTAGATAAATCATGCTCTTCAATAATTGAAAATTTTGGGCATGGCAAAATCATGAATTGCGCAATACGATCGCCAGCATTGACGGTTAGCAACTCATGCCCATCATTGCGAAGCTTGATCATTAATTGGCCGCGATAATCACTATCTAATACTCCAACCGCATTCGACAGCCGCGTATCATGATTGAACCCCATCCCGCTACGACTATAGACAAGCATTACATGACCAGCAGGTACCTCAAATGCTAAACCAGTCTCAAATAAAAATGCCTCTCCCGGCTCAATCCAACCGCCATGCAATGCACTAACGTCCATGCAGGCAGAACCATCGGTAGCATATGTTGGTGCTTTTGCGCTGCCATCCAATCGTTTGAATTTAATATTCATATTGAACCTCCATCAAATTTAATGATCCTTCGGCCTAGAATGCCCTTTATGGCGAATCTGCCATTAAGTCGGTACTGATGCTGCCAATTGTCTGTTATATGGCGTCTAGCGGCGTGCAAGGCGCGAATATTCTCAATTTTCTTGCATCCGCAAGATACAATCTTCTTATACTTGCCAAACACGCTTGGCGCATCTGCGATGTAATCCTTCCTGCCGCAAGTGCATTCAAACCGCCACATGGCCTTATTGTTTTTGTGATAACCAGCATACTCAACCGCCTTGAGCCTTCCGCTCTCGCTGGTCATGCCTGAGTAGTCTTTGAATGGGCGGCCCATGTGAAGGCTGCCTATTTTTTGCCAATTGGACAGTAAAACTCATCAACGGCCACAATGATAGGCGGCGCAATTAGCTCAACAAATACTGCGCCAACTATCAAATTTCGCACGCTTGGCTTATAGACAAGCTTCGGGTCTTTCTCATCACCAAGCCCGACGCATTGGCCGTATGGGGTGCTAGATGAGCATCCAGCAAGCAGGAGAACAGCCAAGATAAGTGCGTATTTCATCCCAATAGCCCTCTAGTAACATCCATCACATCAATATCATCGCGCATAACGTCTGGCTGCCATTCTTTGCGCGGCTTGGCGGTTGCTCCCGAAACGATGAACGATTCCTGTTCTTCTTTTATCTCAGATAAGATATCCGCCCCGCAATATACGTGACCGCCATTGCTTTTCAATACAAGGTAGTAAACTCGCCCAGAAATGTATTCAATTAAAGCCTCATGAAGATGCCATTCAGTGCCTGGCATATTAATCCGCACAAACTGGCCTATTTCAAAAGTCATTGCCCAATCCCCTTCAAAGCCATCATAATCGGCTTAAGTGCGGTATATGCCATATAGGCCACCATTGAGAGCGGAAGAATGAAGCCAAGGCTTATGCCGATGGCTGTGGATAGGAATTTCATCTCAAAGACCTCGCGCAGAAACAACGGTTTCAGGGTAAAAGCGCACGCCAGGATATTCCACTTCGCCTTTCGTGGCCTTGGCGATGGCATTCAAGCTGGTCATATTTACGTCAAGCATGCTGATGGGCAATTTGCCAGCGGCCACAGCCTGGACGAGTGCCATTTTGTCGGTCACTTCCGCTTTCCAATTCTGCCGAGTCGAAATGCCTTGCGCCTTGTCAACATTCGCAGCGACGACTGGCGCAACGACGCTAGCGGCCTGCATGGCTAGTTCATGAGCCTTTTCCTCTTTGCCACTCTCTGCAGCCTTCTCAGCCCGCACCATGAGCTTTTCTTGCTGCTTGCGGGCTTCTGCGTCAAGCTTGGCTTGTGCCTCGCGTGCGGCCCGTTCTTGCGCTTGCTGATAGCCTGCAATGGAGTGCTTGATAATCCCTTCTGCATCAGCCAAAAAATCCAACGGCGCGCGGAAGAAATCCATGATCTCTTTCTTGGAATCGTCCAGCGGCTTAGTCATGCGCTTGCGCTGTTCGTCCAGTTGCTTGGCCTTGGTCTTGATGCTGGCCAGCTCAGACGCTGCGGTTTGCAGTTGGTCATTGTTCTGAATTACGTAGGTCTTGGCTTGGCTCAGAATGGCCGTGGCCTCGTTTACCAAAATCTCAGTCTCTTGCGGCAAGTTAATCATGATTTTTCCTCCAGTTGGTGATAGACAAGCATGATAAAAATGTCGGCCAGTCAGTTGTATCAATTAATGGGTGGAGCCGGTAAGTGCCATCATTGCGGAGATGGCACGCCCAACGGTATTTCATAAGCTCTGTTTTCTCGCGGCCAACATTACCGCCATTCAAATATGCTGCTGTTTGTGGGCCGACGCTGGGCATTAATTGGGCGCTGGTTTTTATATCCAGCACGCCGCGTTTCTTTTTAATTATTACCTCACGGTCAGGCATTCCGGCATATCCATACACAGGATGGTATATTTGCCATTCTGCCTTCAAAATCTCTACTTTTGATTCTGATTTGAATTTATCCCAAGCTGCTACATATGGAATGAGTTCATCGGACAGCGATCCCCAATCCAAATCATCCTGATCCAACAGTTCAGTTGCCTTGTGGACTGCGCGCCCGCGCTCTGACGCATACTCCAACATGGACATTGGCACGCCTTCATATTCGCCTAGCAACTTGAGTACGCTAGTCACGCCATGCACCTCGCGGCCATCGTAGTAATAGCGGTGGGCGGCTTCGTCAAAGGTCAGCATTTGCCAGCGATCCAATCAAGAGCGGCATTCATCTGGCCTTTTGGCGTGGCGTCGATGGCATAGCCGAACTGTGAAATGTAATCCTTCTCCGTAGTGCCAGCGGCTTTCATCTTGGCAAAGATAAGCTTGCCTTGTGCCTCGGTAATCACATTGGCAGCCGCAGCGGGGGCATCGTACAAAGACAGCGCATATTCACGCCAGCTATCAGGGATGTCTGCCAATGCCTTGATTTGCTCATATGGCTGACCTTCGTTTAGCTGCTGATTCCACCAGCTAACAAATTCCATGATCGTGACTTTTGCTGCATCCAGCCGCAACTGCATGTCAGCGATAAACGGGTCATTCTTTGGATTGACCGTGTTCGCCTTGGCTGGCTTGGCGCGGGCAGCGACTTCGTGCGTGGTTGCGTCTGCATCGTTATCGCCTTCGGTAGGAATAGCGAAAGCCTGGAATGCCGCATATTTATAGGCCGCGCTCATGGCCTTATTCGTGGCCTTGTCGCCGCTATCCATAGCCTCACCGAACGTTTTGACAGTGTGCTTGCTGCCATCCGTGGCGCTCACAAAGTCAAACTCAACTTCAACTGTCACATAGAACAGCACGCCGCCCTTTTGCGTGGTTCGCTCCACACATTCACGCGACAAAACACGCGGCAGGATGCATAGACCGTGCTCAGCGAGAAGCGGGGAAAGTGCGCAATACACGTCATCAATTCCCCTGAAATTGTAGCCTTGCTGCTGATTGCGGTGATCCTTAGAAATTCCAGTCCTTGACAAGGATGACTGCACAGCATTAATTGCTTTATAGATTTCCATTTTAATCCTTTATAATTCTGGCTATTACAAATCTAGAAACATTAAATTGTTTTGCAAGACGTGTAATATCCCCACGTTTGCCAGTAAATGCATCTTTTATGGATTGCTCCATTGCATCTGTCGTTTTTCGTTTCGCTTTCCCAAGCAATGCACACCTATCTTTATGTTCTTTATTAATAATTCGTGCTCCAGATAAATAGGCATGCTTAACATTGTAGGATTGTGACACCCACTCCATGTTTTCAGCCCTATTATCATGTTTCACACCGTTCTTATGATTAACTACTTCTCCAATCCTCGGCATCCCATGGAAAGCCTCGGCAATCAATCTGTGGACTGTCTTTCTATATTTAATACCTTTTTCAACAAGACAAACATGCGTATATCCATTGGATACCATTAATGGCTTTAAAAACCTTTTTGATCTAATGGAATATATATTCCCACACTCACTAAATAGATAACTTGGGAACCTATCAATTTTCCTAAAATTGTTCTCGTCTGCACTTGATTGATTGCCTGGTAGACTTGCATGATTTTGTCCCGTGAATAATGTTTGATCGTGGCCCGAGTATTCTTGTTCTTCAGCCTCAAGCTTGTCCCATATAACTGACTTTGTGCGGCTCATACAAGCTCCTTAATGAGCTTTTACTCTATGCTTTAGCGCTAACTATTGCAACAAATATTTGCTCATACTGCGCAAAAACAACATCAAAAGAAGCCAATCATCAGCGCGGCTCTCACCCATGCAAAGCTATCCCAGGCGCTCACCCAGCCAAGTTGCGCATGCGTTGCACCGCCCATCAGCCATACAATGCGCACCATATCCGCAAAGATGCTGATTAGCGCTGAGTAGACCTGCATTTTAAACAGGCCAGACAGCATGAAATAAACATTGATGGTTACATGCGCGACGAACAAGGCAAAGTCAACCGAACTAACGTTGCCTTGCATCGCCATAAGCATGGATGATAGGCCCATAGCCAGTGCCGTGAGCCATAGCGCATGATCCTGGTCGGCTGGTAGGTCGTCGCCGTCGTGGCGCAGCGCCATGAGCCTGGCGGCATGTATGAATAGGTTAGTCATGACATTTCAGCCTAATAATTACTTCGTAAGTTTTAGCGCAGGCATCACACAAAACGGCCATATCACCAACTCGGTCAAGCTTTGGCTCTCCTGTTACTGGATCGCAATTATCAAAGTCATAGTTCAAGTTGGAGTCATAGAACGCCTTATTGCCACATCTGTCGCACAAACGGTAATCAGCCATTGCCATTTTCAGTATCCTTAAAGTTAACCGCGCCAATCTCCTGATACAGCTTGCCAAGCCGCTTGCTAATGCCTTTGATTCGCCTGCGGAACTGCTCAGCGGCTGGATGCTCAGCGATATGCCGCTCGAACTGGTCTTGCAGCACGCTCACGCGGTCTAGTAGTTCGTGCATGTGCAATTCATCCAATGGGTAGCGGTTATGCGTAACCCTGTAATTTGTATTGCCGCCATTAATGCCAGCGATTGTGATTTTATCGCCTGGCTTAAATGAAAGAGATTCTGAAACTGACTTGCATGGCTTTTGATGGATGATCCGATAGGCAACAATATCATTGCTGTAGCCATCATTCCGCCAAAATGCATATCCAGCGTCACGCTCATTCTCATCGTCGTGTATATTCGCTCGCAATATCACTGATTCTTCGCCATCTCTGTAACGAACATGTACCAGCGTACCATCTGGCACAGGACATTCCCCGCCATGCCATTCAATCCATTCGCTCATGGGTAGCTCCTTCGTCAAAGTCAAAAGAATGGTTTTCTTCAATGTCTTTCTGCCCTGCCGCTGCCATTTTTACGTTCTTCACAGCCTGGCGGTAATAGCTTGGTTTCAGTTCCGCACCTATGCCACGGCGACCAAGCATTACTGGCGAATAGACTTCGCTGCCAACACCCATAAAAGGAGTAAAGACAGTTTCGCCAGGATTGGTGCGAAGAACAACGCAACGGTCAATGACATCTAGCTGCAATGGGTGGACATGCTTCTCGTCCTCGCTATCGCGTGCTTCACGATATGGGAGAACACGCCCCATCCGAATATCATCCCACATGCAGTCAGCGTATTGTCGCCAAATCCAATGAGAAAAACGGTTCTCGGTTTGCTTACCTTTCCATCCACGATAAGAAAGAATGTCCGATGGCATTAACCGTTCGCCTGCATAATCAAGCAGCCCGACTGGATGTTGCACCGGTACCTGATTTTTACCGTCACGCCGAAACAGTAGGAGATAATCAGCGGAAGCAATCCCGCAATCAATCGAATCGGCCACTAATGAGGCATGCGCTAGATTCTTCTGCATGGTGCGCAAACGCACCTCCAAAGGTTCCTTCCAGATTGCGTGCCGCCCGGCATACTTCCAACCTTCGCGCTCGTGCAGTCGAATGATGTCGCCCGGGAAGTCGCGGTAGGAATCGGTGCCACTGTTGGATCGCGGCACGTCCATACAATGAACACAACTCATCCGGCCAGGCATAGTAATTCTGGCCAACTCTCGAACTACGAAAGTGTAATGGTCAAAAAATCCATCGTAATCGTCGCAGTTGGATAGATCGCGCTCATTGCTGCTGTAATGATACAATCCCCCAAATGGCGGGCTATAAACTGAGAGATGTATTGAAGCTTCCGGCATTGACTGCATAATTTCTACGCAATCAGAATTGTATACAGCAAACTTGTCGGTCACGCACTGATCAATTACAGCCATGTCGGCAACTCCATTTTTTTGGTCATATTGTTGATGCGGTCAATTGCGGTAGCCTGGTTCATTTCGGCAACCAGCCGCGAGAACATCTCATCAGCCTGCGCCGCCTTGCGCTGCAGGTTCTTCATTACGCCTAGCTCACCTTCGGTCGTAACAATATCCACCGTTACCGGTCGCTTTTGGCCAAAGCGCCAGTTGCGTCGCACGAGTTGGTAATACTGCTCGAACGAGTGTGAAGGAAAAACAACAGCATGATTGCAATGCTGAAAATTCAGGCCAAGTGCGCCGATCTTCGGTTTGGTGATTAGAACCCTAGCTTTACCTTCTGCAAAGGCAGTTAGCTTATCTTCCTTGGCATCGTCGCTGTCGGTACCGGATACTTGCACAGCATCAGGAATCAGTTTTTCCAGTAGATCGCCTTCGTCATTCAGATGACACCATACATTAGCAGGTTGTCCAGTATGGTTGACCAGCGCAGCCACTTTCTCGCACCGTTCCTCAACGCTTCGCCGTCTTTCTTCGCGCTGTTCTTTGAGCCCGACCGCTGGCAGCGCAAACAGCATCCCATCGCGTAATTCCTGAACATCCACTAGATGTTCGACCTCATGAAGTGCCGGCAGCACGAAACGACTATCGTCGTAACCTAGGTCAGAGGGCTTACGCACTGCCATCGCCCATGAACAAACCCAGCGCCAGAACGGCAATTCGGCGTGCCCCTTCAAGCGCCATTTGATCACCTCGCCGTGCATGCGGCCGGTGGCGCTGTTGTTCAGGTCGTTTTTGAAAAATCGGTTGAGCATGTCCATGTGGCCCATGTATCCCAATGCCTCGGAACTAGTGCCTAGTTCGATGTAATCATTCGGCGCGGCGGTGGCGGTCTGTAGCAAGCGGAACTCCATCTTGCGCAGGAATGCGGTAGTTTGCCCACGCCGTGCACCGGCGAAATTCTTCAAGATCGAACTTTCATCGGCCACCGCGCCTGCGAAGTCGTTCGGGTTGAAATAATGCAGCCGCTCATAGTTTGCCACCAAGATATGATCGCCAGGTCTAAGTACGCCATCCCGGCACAAGCGCGCCTGAATACCGAATTTCTCAGCCTCGTGAATGGTCTGCTGACCGACTGCTGGTGGCGTCAAGTAGATCACCGGTTTCATGCGCTTGCGCACCACGTTGGACGCCCATACCAAACCAGTCGGTGTCTTGCCCAGCCCGCAATCGGCAAAGTTAGCCCCGCGTCCCTTGCGAAGTTGGAAATCAACCATGTGCTTCTGGAAATCAAATAGGAAATCTGGCAAGAAAGTTGGCTCAAATCCGCTATTTGCCCCGCCTTGCGTCTTTGAGTGAATGAAAGCTGAGTAATCGCTCACAAATTATCCTTAGAAAAATTCGCCCCATCAGAGACAGGGCGAAAGGTCGCTCAATGCAGGTTTATTTTCAGCTTTTCCCCTTCGCCGCCTTCCTGCTGTTCCTGTTCCAACTTCATGCGCGCCAGGATTACCGCATAGCGCGGCTCTCCTCTCAGCTTTCGCTTGTAGCCCTTTTGCTCTAGCTCCTGGGCGTCTAGGTGCTCTTGTACCCGTTCTACTGGTAGACCGTCTGCCTCGGCAATCGCCAAGGCCAGATCAGTAACCCCACCCTTCCGCGTCGTGCTGCCCATTCTGGACGGGAACCCGCCGCGATCCATAATCTCTCTTGCGTGCTGCACTGCCTTTTTGGCAGCGTCTACGCCTACCGCAGTCTTGAGAATCTTGCTAAATACTGCCTCCATGCCTGCGGCCACCCATCGCGGGAATTGCTCCTGGTTGGCGTGAAGCATCACTCTCGTCTTGTCAGCGAATGTGATCTCCATCGTCACCGAGCCGTCAGGCAAGATATTGGTTTGTTTGTGTTGGACTTTTGCTCCTTTGATTGGGGAAGCGTTGTTCATGGTGTGTTACCTCTTACATCAGTGCCGCGCCTGCTTTCAGCTCATCAATGCGCGCAGACGCCAAACGCGCAAGGTACTTCAGGATGAGCCGCCTGGCCGTGCTCTTGGTGAGATCGGCCATCAAAATGTATCCTTCCCTCATCCATGCCAAAGTCTGCATGCTTTCAATGGTACAAATCAGACCCTCAAGAAATTCGTCGTGGTGCGTCATGATCGTCTCCAAGTGTTTTCTTTCTGAGTGCAACGTAAAGATAGTGCGGCCTTTCAAGATAAGCAAGTACATTTTGCATGTACTATGGGGTATTTGCGTAAGTACAACAACAGGACTATGATAGCAAATACTGTCTGCTAAGGGGAAGATATATGGCTAAGAAACCAGGAATTCACAAGGCAATCAATCGGTTAGGCGGGGCTACGGCGCTGGCCCGCGCCATCAACGAGCACAAGCCAAAGAAGCCGTGCAGCCGTCAGTTGGTCGAGCACTGGCAAAACAAGGGCTCGCCATCGCCGCATTGGGTTATTTTGATCGAGAAGGCCAGCGGCATCCCTCGCCATGAGTTGCGGCCCGACATCTACCCGGACCCAGCCTCAGAGTAACAATAGCGTCCTGATTTCAAAATGAGGGTGTCACATGCCAGACGTTATTGATGAAATCATTACGCATTGTAAGAGGCTACAGCTAAAAGGTTATCTTGGGCTCTATGCAATAGCTAAGCAATTGTTGCTTGATGCGCAGGACGATGGCGAATATCCGGCTGATCCAGCCGCATATGATGTAGCCATTAAGCGAATTACAAAAGCTCTTGGTATCTAGCTATGAGCTTTCAAGCATTGGCTTGGGCTGTAGAACAGAAATGCTCATCATCGGGACAAAAATTGGTCCTGCTGATGTTGGCTAACTATTGTAACTCGCATAGCGGGCAATGTAATCCTTCCCATCAGCGATTGGCAGAAGAATGTTGTATGGGCATTTCTACTCTAAAAAATCATCTGTCAGCATTGTCAGATATGGGTTTGATTCGCATTGACCGCGTTAAACAGAATGGCGTAAATCTGCCAAATCAGTATTGGTTAAATATTGACCTAGTAGGTCAGAATCTGGCTGAGGTAGGTCAGAATCTGGCTGAGGGTGGGTCAGAATCTGACGGAGGGGTAGGTCAGAATCTGGCTACAAACCTAGAACTTAAACCAGGAATAGAACCTATATCTTGTGGAAATCCCTTGTCACCGTCTGACGACGATGACTTGCCGCAGGATGGGAAGCCATCGCAATCAGCCCCATATCGTGATCTGATGACCGTCTACAACGAAGTTCTTGGAGAACAATTGCCAAAGGCACTTACCATGAACGCCAGTCGTAAACAGGCACTTAAAGCTCGTTGGCGAGAAATGATCGGAAGCGTGGGGCCAGGAGGGGAGATTCGCTATGAAGATCGGGAGAGTGGGATAAATTGGTGGAGACGGTTTTTCAAGAAGGTCATGTACAACCCACATTGGATGGGGGCTAATGATCGCGGTTGGCGCGCAGATTTTGACTGGATCATAAAGCCAAACAATTTCACGAAAATTCTGGAATATCGGAAAGGCTGACTATGCTTGACGATCTACCGTTGCTAGCCAACATTGAGGCGGAACAGAACGTGCTCGGCGCTTTGCTCATGGAAGATGCAGCATGGGATGCTATTGCTGAGCTTATCTGCGAAAGTGACTTCTACCGTATGGAGCATGCTGTAATTTTCCGGCATGTTGCCAAACTCGTAAAAGCGGGGCAGAGAATTGATGTGGTTTCCGTTTCCAACAGCCTTGACGAGTCGGGCGTGAATGACCAAGTCGGCGGCATTGCCTACCTAGCAACAATGCAGCAGAACACGCCATCCGCCCGCAATATCCGGCGCTATGCAGAAATTGTGCTAGAGCGAAGCCGTGAGCGTAGGTTATTGCTGTCTAGTGACAAGATTTCTAAATTAGCTATGGAGCGCGAGGGGAGAACCTTGCTAGACCGCCTAGGAGAGGCACAGAAGCTACTAGAATCAATTGGGGCGACGGAAACGAGCCAGCGTGAAATGAGCGCAGCAGAAGCCATGCATGCATGCGTAAGAGCTATTCAGGAGCGCATTGACCGGCCAGACGGCGTGCTTGGTGGGTTGCCTACCGGGTTAAGTGCTCTTGATGAACAATTGGATGGGTTGCGGGACGGTGAACTAATTGTAGTCGGTGGACGACCATCCATGGGTAAGAGCTGCATTGGCGAAATGATTTCCCGTGTCAATGCCATGCAAGGGCGGTCAGTTAGATTGCAGTCCTATGAAATGCCAGCTCCCGACATCATGGCTAGATCATCAGCCGCAAGCATGGGTATTAAACTTGAAAATATCCGCAAAGCTAGAATGACAATGGAGGAATACGAGTTATTCGCCGCATTTGTCAGTCAAGCGCATGAATGGAAATTATTTATTGATGATGAGCCAGCTAGGATTGACAAAATCATGAGTCGCGCCAGGGTTCATAAGCGGATGAGGGGACTAGATTTGCTGGTTATTGACCATCTTCATTTGATCCCGCGACCTGGTCGGAATGAAGTTCAGGAGCTAGGCGATATTACCGCGCAGCTAAAGAGACTGGCTACCGAACTCCAAATCCCCGTTGTGCTCCTTGCGCAATTGAATCGAGGTCCAACACAGGGGGCGATGCGTGCCCCGACTTTAACGGACCTGCGCGGGTCTGGTGCGATTGAGCAAGATGCAGATGTAGTGCTTTTCCCTCATCGGGCCGGATATTACGATGAAAATGTTCCACCTGGCGAGGCAGAGATTATTATTGCAAAGCATCGCAATGGGCCGGTTGGAGTTGTTGGAGTTGGCTGGCGAGGGGATTTCGTGAGGTTTCAAAACAAGATTCCGACAGATTGGAACCCACCAAAACGCCATGTTGCAAATCAATGGGATGAGGACTTATGAACAAACCATCATGGGGAAATTCGCCTGAGTGGGCCAAATATTTGGCTATGGATGACTGTGGCACATGGTGTTGGTATGAAGAAAAGCCAGAATATTGCCATGGATTTTGGTTTTCTTCTGCTGGACTTTGGGTTGCAGCAGCTAATACCCTGCCAGAAGCCGATGTCACGCTTGAGGCGCGGCCAGAATGAGCGAGTTCGACCATCAGAAGGCTTTGATTGATTGGGCCAGACTCCCCACCATCCAAGCCAAATATCCAGGCATAGACCTGCTCCACGCGTCCTTAAATGGCGTAAAACTGACGCCAGCACAGGCAGGCAAGGCCAAGGCCAGCGGCATGCTGGCGGGCGTGTACGACCTGTGCCTGCCTGTGGCGCGTGGAATCTTTCACGGCTGCTACCTGGAACTTAAGTATGGCAAGAATCGGCTTACTAAAGATCAGGTATGGTTCGGCAATAGGCTGGCGAGCGAAGGATGGTACACGGCCTGCTGCTGGTCGTGGACTGAGGCACAGGAGCTGCTAATTGACTACCTTAGCCAGGGAGCGTTCCATGCGCCTGCTTGACGTATCTACACGTAACAATCCAAACACGTTTGCCCAAGTTGACGACGAGCTATACGAGGAACTAGCGCAATGGAAATGGTCGGCGCAAGTCTGCAACGGCCACATGCGCATCATCCGGTCAGTAGTCAAAGACGGCAAAAAGACTACGACTATTCTGCATCAATACATCATGGGCGGCTCGCGGCGCGGCATGATGATAGCGCACAAGGACGGCGATCCGCTCAATTGCCAGCGGTCTAACCTATACCGCATTTCGGCGGCTGAAGTGCTGGCTGGTCGGAAGTCGCCGCATTGGGGCAAGTAGTGTGTGATTGCAACAATATACGCAAAAATAACTTGCACATATCCACCGCATGACTATACTCACCATATCAACAACGCAGCGCATATAGGAGCAAATATCATGACATTCCACGTTTTCGCTAATGATTGCGATTTTGGCTTCATCAATGCCACTGATGAGCAGGAAGCAAAAGATAAGGCCGCTCAAATGGCTGGTTATAAATCCGAAGCTGACTTAGTAGAAAAATTGAATGCGCCTTCTGAATTGGTCGCAGTTTTCTACCATGCAATCAATATTTGAGAGCAATTTCCATGGCCGTCAAACTCAGCAAAGAAGTAATGGAGATGGTGCAGACACTGCTGGATGTGCGCAACACTCTTGATGATGTGCTGGTTGATGCACGGCATACCAACGGTGTTGATGCATTGTTCATCCGCCAGGCCGCAGATAGTTCAATCAGTGCGATTGATATGGCGCTGGATTTGATTAAATACAACGATTAGGAGCGAAACATGACACGCGTTTTCATCTGCCTAGCCATACTGCTAGCAATTATCGTCGGACTTGTGGCCTACATCGCAGCCGCGCCTTTGCGGCATATCGCATCTGTTTTGGAGCGGCAGCCATGAGCAAACAGGAGCCGGTGGCGTTTTTGGTCGAGCGGCACTCTTTTCGTGTTTCGCCGCATGGTCAAGATGCAGAGGGTCATGACTGGCTAGAGGTGACAAACGATGGTGAGGCTGGATCATTTGCCGTCTACACCGCCGACTACGCCGAATCCCTGCGCCAGCAGCGGGATGAGCTGCTGACCTCACTGGAAAGTATCAGAGACGTGTTGGAATTTCACGAAGGCAGCGCTAAGCCTTTGCATGAAGGCGCGCATCCAAGCGTAATCATCAATGGCGACGACCATGCTCTGATGCTGGCCGATGCCCGCGCCGCCATCGCCAAAGCCAAGGAGCAAGACGCATGATTGAAGAACGGACGTATGGCCGCGCCAAAATGACGATGAATGATCTTATGGGTGGCGAAGGAATCGCGTCTTCTGCATCAATCACCCTAGACCTTGCAGAACACATCCGCGACCTGCAAGCGCAACTGGCGCAGAGCGAGGCGCGGGCGGCGGGGTTGGTGCCAAACGCTAATCGATATGAATTTCTGAAAGCGCGTTTCACCGGCTACGACTTTAACTGGATGCCAAGCGAGCAAGGGCTGATGGATGGCAAAGTCTGCGTAGTTTTTGAAGTAAGCCAAGACCACCGTGGTGGCCGCGATATTGACGAAGCCATTGATACCTACATCAGTGATACGGCAATGCGCCATGAGTAAGCAATCTTTCGTGATCGCCAGCCAAGCCAGCCTGCGCGAAGTGATGCTGCAGGTTTGGCAGTGCGTGTGCGCGATGATGGGGGATGATCCGAAAGGAGTCGAGGTTTCGGTCAAGCCGATTAGCTTACGCTCGGCGCAAGCGTCGGCATTGATGTGGATCAGATTGGGCGAACTGGAAAAGCAGACCGATTGGCACGGCATCAAGCTGAGCGCTGAGGAGTTCAAGGACTTGCTGAGCGCCGGGCTGACTAAATCCAAAGTAGTGCCGAACATCGACGGCACCGGCTTTGTCATCCTTGGCCAGCGCACCAGCAAGATGAGCGTCAAGCAGATGGCGGAACTGATTACGCTGATTGAGGCATTCGGCGCTGAAAGAAATGTCAGATTTAGTGCTGATCCAAGGATGGTAGAAGCGTATGAGTAAATCCAAAGCCATGCACGATTGGCAGAGCCGCGTCGCTGAGTTGGGTTGCATCGCCTGCGAGAAGATCGGCTATCACGGCACACCGGCAGAACTGCATCATATCCGCGAAACCGCTGGCGGTGGACAGAAGTCCGGCGATGATGAAGTGGTGCCGCTCTGCCCAGCTCACCATCGCGGCACGATGCACCCATTAACGCCGTCCATCCACCTAGACCGGCGCGTATTCATTGAGCAATTCGGCAGTGAGGTAGAGTTGCTGGCAGAAGTGAAGCGGCGGTTGGCATGATTCAGATATTTAGAACAATTGCAGAAGTGATTGGATGGCTAGTCCTTGCCGTATTCATAATATGGCCGTTAGATATTTCATTTAAGAATGGAATATTCCGTTTCTGCTATTTTGATTCAGGATTAATTATCATTGATCGGCGCAAGAATGAAGTGCTTGTTTCCCGTATGAAAGAGATTGGATACAGGCTGATTGACGTTCGATCCTTTTCTGTTGGAATCTCATTGCCAAGTTGGCTTGGCCGATTGATCTATAGGCATAGAAATCACTAACCACGGTCGCTTTGACACAGCCAAAGCCGCCATAGAGGAGCAAGCGAGATGGCACAAGTAACAATCGATATGTGCAACTACATTATTGAATACGCTGAACGTGGCGAGAGTTTCCCATTGACGGTTAATGAATTGAGTCAATTGGCACATTCATTCATCGCCGCGCACGCCGGGCCGGGTGGTGGGCTGACGGACGATGATATTATCAAAATCTTTGCCGAGAAAGGTCGCCAGAAAATTGATTGCTTAGAAGTGAGTTACGATGAGGCCTTGGCTATCGCCCGCGCCATCGAGCAGCGCGTCACGGGGCAGGAGCCGTTGGTAAATGCATTCCCAGCGATTAACCAAGCCATGTGCATCATGGGTGGCTTAAAGGCCAAGGAGCTTGGCTTTGATAATTTCTGCGGAAGCCATGCAAAGCAGGTATTCGAAGCAATGATCTTGGCCTATGAGAAATACGGCAATGTGCCAGATCCAGTTATCTATTGCGATGGCCCGCAGCCGGTGGCTGTGCCGGATAAAGAATAGGATTAGTGGTGGATTTAGATAAATTCATTGAGCCGAAAATTACGCGCATCCCTGAATCTGGATGTTGGATTTGGCTAAGTTCACTATCTAAAACCGGTTACGCCATTGGTAGGCCAGAAGAAAAGCATGTACGTATCCATCGCTGGCTTTATCAGAAATTACATGGAAGTGTTGGCGACCTTACTCTGGATCACTTATGCAAGAATAGATGTTGTATAAATCCAAATCATCTTGAGCCTGTTACGGCTGGCGAAAATTCACTTAGAGGAAATGGGCCGACTGCGATCAATGCAAGAATGAAAGCATGTAAAAATGGTCACCCATTTGATCGATTGGTTTATTACAGCAATGGGAAGACTAAACGGATTTGCTCTATTTGTAGAAATGAAAGAGATAAGCGGGGCAAACGCAAACGGCGTGCGAAAGCGCACTATGTCGCCGGCGCCCCTCGGCAGGAGGATCAGCCATGATTGTCCGCAATACGTCTTTGTGGAAGACGCGTCTTAATTCAAACCACCCACCGGATAGTGTTGCCCCCGTGGAGTTTAAATGGGGCTGCAAATTTATCCGCATTGATGGGAGTGCGCCAAAAGGCCATAAAGTCTGTTGGTATAACGGGACTTGGATCGGTTGGAGTGTGTTTGTATCACCAATCTTCAAGCGTCGAACACAAAGACATTTCGCTAGGAATAAGCCATGACCGAACAACGGCAGGCGTTTGAGGGCTATGTAAAGTCTCGTGGCGGTTCTGTTATGAAACGATTTGGCGCTTATGTCGAGTCGATGACGCGGGAGTGGTGGGATTGCTGGCAATCAGCTCAAGCCGCGCTCGCCCAGCGTGAGCCGGGGGCGGATGGTGAAGTAGCTGAAACTATTCATCTGTTGCACGAGTTCGCTGAGGAGGACTGTGAAGTGACGGCTCAAGCGGATTTCATCCTAGGCGCAGCGTGCGTATTGGAACGCACCGAAACGGCGCGGCTGGCTGCTGAGGAAAATTATCAAGCGGCCACTTTACGCGCCAATGCCAATGCGGAAATGTTCAAGTCGATGCAATTAGAGAACGACGCGCTGCGCACCGAACTAAATGAAACCAAGGAAACTGCAGTCAAACTAGGAAGTGGTCTAGTGGACGCGATGGAAGAGATTGGCGAATTGCGCGCCGAACTGGCCGCGCTGAAACAAGCAAAATAGACTTGCAATATGCGCACAAAAAGCGCATATTTAAAACGTTACACTGTTGCTCCTAGCGCGAAAGCGCATTTAGCCCACCATCTGAGTAGTACATAGTCCCCACGGGGCAGATGGTGGGAATTTTTTCACCAATCTTCAAGGATAAAATGCAATGGCCAGTGGAAATGTACCAGCATTCCCTATTGCTTGTGAAATAGGTGAGGGGGATATTGATTTTTGGGGCGAAGTGCAGAAAGAAAATATTACCGTAACCTACGGTGGGTTATCAGTACGTCAATTCACCGCCATCAAAATGATGCAATCCCTCATCCCCGTAGCCTATGCCGAGACAGACAAGCCATGTCCTATCTCAATGGCCGATAAGGCGGTTGAGCTGGCAGATGCGATCATCGCACGACTGGAAAGGGATGCGGAATGAGCGACGATTTCAAGAGCGGAATTTACTGCGGCGCAAATGGCGCATTGGCGATAATGAACATTGTTTATGGGGCTATACATAATTCCACATTCAACATTGTTTTAGCTATCGCATGCGGCGGTGTGGCCTATATGAACTGGCGCAAGGCTAGAGCTTGATACTGTGCTGAAGTGGTGGGATAATGGCTTCACATTCTGCGTGGAAACAGAATAGAGAGATGGGTTAAGTAGCGTATCTGCCCCAGAAATGGGGTTTCCACCAGATGCGCGACTTAACCCATTTTTCGTTTCCATCGCGCAACGTGGCGTCAAGGTGCCCACTGGGAATGCAAAAAGCTGAGCGATACCCCACCAAGGTGAGCGGGCAGTGGTAAGGCGCTAATTGCTAGCGACCCGGTGCAAATCCGTAATAATCCACCGACTGGCAGTACCGACAAGTCGAGGGCTTACGGTAATCAATCCGTAGCATGTCGGTCCCCGTAATGGGTGTGAACCCTGTCCAATTCTCTATTTATTAATGGGGAAGGGGGCAGTCTTGTGAACTGTACTAGGGTTAACCTTATGCGAGCTGTCCTGTACTCAGATTACGACATGGACCCAATAACAGTATTTGATGTGCCAGATTGGGCTATGGAAAGAATGGCTCATGGCGAGAGAATTAAATTCTTACCTATTCTGGAAGTATCAACCATTCCCATTACTGATGATCCATGTAATTCTATTCTGATGCACTATGTAACGGTCTGGGCTGAGCCATTGCGGCGTAAAGACCAGCGAACCTACATGCTATTCACTAATGACGATGAATGGGCATTAAAGCTGCGCAGTGAGCTATTGGCAGGGCAGGCAGGAGATTCCCGTCGCCGCGAGCATAAAGCCTTCTTGCAAGGTTTGATGACAGGGTTAAGAACTTACTAGCACAGGAGCCAGCCATGAGCAAAGAAGACAACGAGCCGTTATCCGACAAACTCAGGACTGGCGTATGGTCAAAGCCACCAGTAAAGCCCATCCGCAGCGAGGAGACCCGCAAGCGGCTGGCGGATTTGGAATCACGGCGTGACTTGGAGCGGCGCATTGGTAAGGATATTTGGGAGGATTGATATGAAACAGCCTTGTCAATCAGCCATGAAATTGGCTAGTTTAGGATGGATACATGGCATACATATTGAACAACATCAGACAGGGACTGACACGGCGGATACCTTTTGCAAAATCACTGGCAGCAATGGAACTGCTAGCGGATTATGGTCTGAATATGCTCAATTTTTAAATGTCCGTCCTGGGCATTGCTATATCGCTGAATTAAAGGACGATGTACGTAAGCAAGTTGAAGAATGGAATGAATATGAAAGGAAAAATAAAGCTGAGCTTGCTACTTACAAAAGACTAAAGGCCAAGTTTGAAGGCATTGATTCATGACGCCGCCTAAATTCAGCCTACATGCCATAGAGCGCTTTGCCGAGCGCTTCCCGGCCAAGGCAAGCCGCATGTACGCGATTTTCGAGGCATCCACGCTGTATAAGGGCTGGATAAACAACACGCGGCTCATGGCAACCTTGGTGCGCAAATACGGCGATGTGGTCGGGCAGCAGCAAGTGCGCATCGCTGAGGGCGTGGCATTTATCATCGGGCCGCGCCGAGATGGTGAGATGTATGTGATTACCTGTGTACCCGCGACGCAGTACATCGACTCGCGGTTGCCGTGGCTTAAGGAGAGGGTGAGATAATGTCAATGATAGAAGATGCATACTTTGCTTTCCCATCTCATGAAGCATCCAGCAGTGACCCACGCAATCAGATAAGTGGTGGGGGCATGACCCTCCGCGATTACTTCGCAGCTAAGGCCTTGGGGGCACTTATCAATACCCCGCATTCTTGGTTTGATCTGAATCTAAGACCGAAAGACGGGCTTTCTGATACGGAACAAATCTGTAGATTTGCATATCAGTATGCTGATGCAATGCTCAAGGAGCGCTCGCGATGACCCAAAGAGCTTATGATGCTGGTGGCCGAGGCTGCATTTGATGCTGGAATGGAACATGCCTATGACGTGGATGATGACAAACAGCCGACGCAACCAGATAAGGCAGCCATCGTTGACCGCATCCTGGCTGAGCATTCAGACGATGAATCAGCCATGCTCACGATTGCCTACATGAGCGGTATTGAGCACGGCAAGCAATTGGCGGCACAGCAAGCCGATTGCGAATTCTCATCTCAGAATAGAAAAGCCGTTGATAAATATGCAAAGTTTGAGGATTAAAATTGCCGAAACCCACACCATCCTTGCAAAGGAACCAAAATGATCTGTACTGAATGGATAAAATGGGAAGGCGGCGATATGCCTGTACCTGAAGGTGCGCTCGTGGATGTGCATTACCGCTTTGGCACAACTCGCATTGCAGTGAGAGCCGGTCAATACGCTGACCAAGATGGAACGTATCCAGCGCAAGTATGGGCTCATTGCAATAACGCATATGACATTGTTGGCTACCGTGCCTATTACGCAGATAAGGCTGAGCCGAAACAAAAGAACGTAGGCCTTGCAATTGCAGAAAACCGCGTGCAGCTTACCATTGATCTGATTGAATCATTGGCAGGCTATAAAATTTACTATGGAGAACGAATGGCAAAGGTAATTCGCCAACTCAAGAAGCTCCAGAAGGAAATAGAGGAGGATTTGGGATGAGCGACCGTGAAGCTTGGATGAATGATCTAGAGAAAAGCTAAAATATTTCTTGCATCTTGTTTGTGTGCGTATATAATCAAGTTAAGACCAACGCAGCACAACGAACAGGACAAGACCATGAAAACCATCGAAACCAAAGGCGCATACGAACTGGCCGAATACGGCGTGTTCTTCAAGAATGGCGATGTAGTCCGCGACCGTTATGGCGTAAAGCATGTCGTACTTGAGCATAACGGCTGCGAAGTACTGACCTACAGCGGCAATACCATTCACCCTCGCAACTTGATTAAAGCAGCATGAGTGCAAATCAACATGGCGGCCATCGCAAGGGGGCTGGCAGGCCACCACAAGGCATGATGCGCAAGACCGTGACGATAGACGAGCAGACTATCGCCATACTCACACAGCTAGGTGACGGCGAATTATCCAAGGGAATCAGGATAGCCGCACAGATAGCCAGCCAAACCAAGCCAGCCTAACCGCTGGCTTTTCTTTCTTCAATCCGAATAGTGTTCGGTTATAATGGCTTTATTTCCGAACATTTCCGAATTATGGCTCGTCCCAGCAAAATAACCGACGCGCAATTAGCTGAAATTTGGTCAAGGTATTTGGCAGGGGAACTATTGTCCAAATTGGCTAAAGAGTTCGGCATGAGTGCGTCCTCATTGTCTGAGCGATTGAAGGGCCGGAAAGATGGACTGCACGAAATCGCAAATGAGCTGGCGGCTGCCGAAAAGAAGTTCGAGCAATTGCCAGTCGTGCAGCAAAAGGCCGTGCGCAATCTAACTGACGATCTGAAGGATATTTCGTTTCACTTAGCTGGCGCTGCCAAATATGGGGCCATGAGTGCCCATAGATTGGCCACAATCGCTCAAGGCCAAGCTGAGCGCGTGAGTGATGTAGATCCATTAGGCGAATCGGCGCAAGAGCTTCAGGCGGTCGCAGTGCTCACGGAAACGGCCAACAAAGCCGCCAAGACTGGCATCGATCTAATCCGCGCCGTCAATCAAGACAAAGACAAGGACAAAGCCCCGCCAGAAGACAAGGCCGACTTTCTGCGACAGATTGCGGATAAGCTCAACAACTGATGAGCCTTCCACTGCCATTACAGCGCGAGCTAGAGCGCTGGTATAAGCTCAAAGACCATCCAGTACAGCGCGCATTGATCGATGACGATGTGCGCTTCAAAGTCGTTCCTGCTGGCCGCCGTAGTGGCAAGACTGAGCGGGCCAAGCGATATGTAGCCAAGCAAGCACTCGGCAATTCCAACGAACGATACTTCATCGCCGCGCCGACATATACCCAGGTAAAAAAGATTTACTGGGCTGATATGAAAAAGCTTTGCCTCTGCAGTATGCAGAGCAAAGCCCCATCCGAAACCGACCTGATTATCTATCTGGATAACGGCACTGAAATTCACCTGATTGGCCTTGATAAGCCAGAGCGCATTGAGGGCGTACTTTGGACGGGTGGCGTGATTGATGAGATTGCCGACATCAAAGCGGATGCATGGGAAGCGAACATCCGGCCAGCGCTAGATACATTCAATCCGCAACGGCCTGATTATCTCGCCTGGTGCTGGCTTATTGGCGTGCCGGATGGCCTGAATCACTATTACGACATGGCCGAATACGCCAAAGTCAGCGGTGATCCAGACTGGAAGCTATACCATTGGGAAAGCGCAGACATCCTGCCGCAAAAGGTTATTGAAGCTGCAATGCGCAGCATGTCAAAGCGCCAGTTTAATCAGGAATACCGGGCCAGCTTTGAGACTGCGACAGGGCGCATATACGAAGATTACAGCGCCAAGAATTACACCAATGAAACCATCCAGCCGCATGAACAATTGCTGTGGTATCACGATTTCAACTTTACGCCACTCTCCAGCGGAATTGGAGTGAGGCGCGGCACTGATATATTCCTGCTAGAAGAAATCATCCTTACTAGCGCAGTAGCACGGCAAAGCGCGCTTGAGTTCGTGGATAGATATAAAGACCATCAAAACAAAAACGTGCTCGTCTACGGCGATCCTGCTGGCCGCGCTGGCGAGAAACACGGCCATGCGTCTGACTATACCGAGATGGAGAAGGTATTGCGCGATCATGGTTGGACTTATACGCGCCGAGTGAAGCCGCAAGCGCCAGCAATCAAAGACCGGCAAAATGCCGTGCGCTCGAAGATTATGAATGCCGCTGGCGAAGTAAGCCTATTCGTCAATACCAAGAATGCACCATATACGCATAAAGGCTTGGCTACGGTACAATATAAAGGTGGTTCGACTTTTCTTGAGCAAGAGTCGGACTATCAGCACATTACGACCGCATTCGGTTATTTCATTGACTATGAGTTCCCGGCAATTAACGCCAAAGCACGTGTTAGCCCATTGAGGATGTGATATGGCCGATTTCGACATTCAAAAACTGATTGGCTCGCCAAGCCTCGAAACAATGCCGGAGGCCGTGCGCGACTTAATGCGCGACTTACTCGAAGGCCGTGTTCGCCAATATGCGATTGTGGCCGAGCTAGATGATGGGAATATCGGCGTAGG